GGGCGCCAAACCCGAAGCCTGCCTTAAATAAATGTTTGTGTTGGACGCCCACCACTCCCACCGTCCTGTTCCTAAAAGGAATAGGTGGTGGAGAGAGGTCGCCTTTCGTTACACAATTGTTACCTTCTGGGGCTTGCGCTGTCGGCTGGGTATGCACTAAGGTGGAACCATGATGAGGAGAAGAGGTGAGAACATGGAAGATAAAGAGTTTACATTCATTGCCACGGTGCGATTGACTGGGTGGGGTAAGACGGAGCGCGAAGCCAAGGACGCTGCAACTGATGAGTTGCTGGGTGACTTGCTTGACTTCGTAGACATTCGTCTAGCCACATCGGAGGAAGCCGAAGCGTAAGAGGTAAGTGAGCCCTGAGCATGGCTAATAACTGCTCACCACTTAAGACTATTTGGAGGAATTATGTTTTTTGCTTACATCACTATGTTTGGTTACGGTTTTATTCTAGGTGTGTGTGCGTGTTACATCTGGGCTGATAATTACAACAAGCGCCAGGAATTACAGCGCCAGGCTGACCTAGACACTGGCACACCTATCAAGGCACAACTTGACCGCGAGTGGGAGGAGTGGCAGTAGCCACTTCTCCTTCGGGCCCGCCAGTCACCTCCTCATCACGGCTGGCGGGCCCCCCTTTTTTTAGGGCGCCCAGCAAAGCTGCCCGAAGGCCCTAATTTGTTTGTGTTGGCGCCCACCACTACCCACCGCCTTTCCACTCGTACCTCGTGGAATAGGTGGTGGAGAGAAATTTTGTAACGATTAGGTAACGATACCCGAAATTGGTATGCAGGGGTCCTGCACATGCATTAGGGTGGTACTTGTACCTGCAACTGGGCAGGCGCAAGAGAGGGAGAATACAGTGAAGACACTGACGGAGATACGCGACGCTATCGTTGCACATTTCGGTAATAGTGCCATGTACTCTGAGAATGAGGCATGGCTAGACGGGCAAGTCAAGGGACTAATTTTGTGGCGCGTGTTTGCCATGAAGCCTGAAGGCACTGTCACGGAGTACTACAATTTTGTATCTACCCTAGGAGTCGCGGAGGCTTACCTAGGCGCCATGAAGAGGAGCAACTAATGAACAACGACGTATTCACTAATCTTATGCCCACACTAGAGAGTCCTGCCATGCGTGAGGCTGTCACGGAATCTATGAACGGGGAGGTAACTTATTGGGGCAAGTTCCTGTTCGTCGTGTCTAGCAATAATGGCATGGACGCTATCGTTATCCGCCTGACGTACACGCCATACGGAACCGACTATGACGTGAACCTTGAAGTCGTGAAAATTTTCAAGGGTGAAACGGCGCACACGGACGCGCAACGCATGGCAATTGACTTAGAAGTTGGGAGGTGGTGACCATGGTGGCATGCATTGAATGTGGGCGAAAGTTCGACCTATTGGACGATACGGACGCGCAGGAGTGGTCTTACGGGCACGACTGCGAGGCCCAGTAAGTCAGGAACCCCTGAGCCACACGGCTCGGGGGTTTCTTCATGCCCTGAGTTCCGCGGGCCCCGCGCCCCAGCCACAATGTTTGTGTTGGCAGCCCACCACTCCCACCTGCCTTCCACTACGTGGAATAGGTAGGTAGAGAGAGATAACGATTTGGTAACAATTTGGTGCTGGGGCTTGACGCGGCGTCGATTGTGTGCATGGCGCATTGTAACGATTGTGTAACTATGTGGCTGTGGCTATTGACAGATAGCAAAGAGTATGCTCCGCCTCTCAGAGCCACGGAGAGACGAGAGACCCCCATCTGGTAGTAATCACCCCAGCCCACCTCTGAACGGGGCTCTGTGGAGTTTGTAACGATAAGGTAACAATAGCCCGTAATAGCCTCTTTGGGCTTGTGCTTGTCACTGGTCACGGGCAAGATAGGACTATGGCAAAGTGCCACAAGGTCAAGAGAGGAACACGACATGACCGAGCAAGAACTGCAAGACCTGCCCGTGGGGCAGTTAGTTACAAAGTGCCTAGAACAGCAGGCACTGGCGGACACTATGACTGAAGCGGTGCACGACTTGAAGCGTGAGCGTTGCGAGTTTCGGGACGACGTATTCAAGGCGATTAAGGCATCACTGACTCGCGCTATCAACGACGACGTACTGGAGCAGGAAGAAGCCGAGGGTATCTTCGACATGTTCGCTACGCGCTTGAACGTTGAGGACAAGTGGCAGAACCCATTCGCTAAGAAGTGGACAGTGACCGTGCGCTACCTAGACAACAAGGTGCTCGTGGTGACTAACATCATCGCGGACGATGCGGACGACGCTATCGCCGAGGTAGAGGGCAACATTACCGTGGAAGACCTGACCATGACATGCAAGTTGTCATACACGGGCGACTTCGACGAGGACGACACGGAGGAACTGGAGCACGAAAGCCCAGACTGGGACGTGCTGGACGACGTGAAATTCACGGCTGAACTCGCGGAACTTGCTGAGGCGTAATCTCCTCTCCGCCCAGCCGACCTGAACATGTCGTGAAACTGTTCACCATTCACCTATCAGAGGAGCAACACATGAAGACCAAGACCAAGGACATCTGGGAGTTTCTAGAACTGCCAGCCCGTAACGCTGAAGACGTCAAGGCACTCTTTGAGTGGAGCCTGAACTGCCAGCAGGACAAGCCCAACGTGTGGACACTGTTCCTGCACACTATCGGCTACGCACAAGAGCGCTGGGGCGACAATAGGGCCCTGAACATGGACGAGTTGGCGCTCGGATACGTTGAGCAGGACTACCTCGCGGACGCGTTGAAAGAATACAGCGGAGCGCCACGCGACGTTGAAGACTGGCTAGACGAACTACACACCAAGGAGGGCTGAGACATGCTAGAGGGAACAATAGGCGCGTACAAGGGCACGGAATGCGCACACAAGAACTGCTACGCGTCCGTGCTGGCGCCAGAAGTCATAGAGAACTGGCTGTGCCCGTCACACCGAGCCTGTCCACGTTGCGGAAGTGCCGTTATGGACTTCCCAGCACTTTCACGCACCGACAACAAGACCAAAATCTGCTCACCCTGCGGACAGATTGAGGGCATAGAAGACCTCGTGACAGGGCAACCTCTCCCCCAGTGGCTCTGGCAGGTGAACGACTAGCCAACCAAGCCCCAAAAGCCCTCCAGCCTCACGGCTGGGGGGTTTTTTTATGCCCAAAATCAGGCAGCCGAGCCCCCACCAGCCCACACAGCGCCCAGACGCGCCCACGGCGCACCAAAATGTTTGTGTTGGAAGCGCCCACCACTACCCTCCGCTTTCCACTTCGTGGAATATGTGGAGTGGAGAGAGAGATTGTGGGTGCCGTGCGAGCCGAACTGGCACCGATTGCCTATTGACTTTGAGCCGAAAGTGTGCTATGGGGCTTCGTCAAGCCAAAACGGCTGAGAGAGCGAAGAGAGCGAGAGAGCGAAGAGAGCCCGATTTGACAAAAAGGCTACTGGCTAGTATGCGCCAGAGGCTAACTGGGCGTACCAGCAGATGAGGGCTGTGTCGGCTGGTAGACCTATGTGATACCTGCCTCCCTATGTGATACCTGCTAGTGGACGCTGTGATGTAACTATGACCATAGATAGCCCCCATTGAGAGCCCCCACGAACTATGAGCATAAAGATAACGATTGCATAACTATCCTCTCTCCCCTATTGCTCTCTCTATGTGTTGTGTGATACAGGCAAATGAGCCAGCCCGAAAAATCCTTCTAGGTAACAGTTTGATAACAATGCCCTAGACGGTATTGACACCAGCCCCAAAACGTGCATTGAGCCCAAAACAGCCCAAAACCCCATTATCACGGCTCCAGACTATGTGTCAAATCTTGCCATACAGGCACGTTCAGGTCATAGGTGGTGTGATTGTATGCAAAACGGGTCTACGTGGCTCTACGGGGCTCCTAGGGCTCTCTATGGGTGAACAGGGCAAAATGGGCTAACCCGAAAAACCCTTCTAGCATGGCGTTATCTAATTGTTACAAAATAAGTGCCCAATCGGCTTGTTCTCTGTCAGCGCTTGTGCGTAAGGTGGAGGCATGGCAACAACGCCAGACCCCGAGAGGAGCACAGCATGAACAGCACTGTTCAGGTTGGCGATACCGTGCAAGTCACATCAGGCAGTAAGCGCAACGCAACTGGTGTAGTGACTTTCATTGGTGAAACACACACGAGCAAATGGTCAGTGGCACATGTCCGCTGTCTATGTGGTGACACATTCACCACTGGTCTATCAGTAATCAAGGTAATCACGAAAGGCGAGGACAATGGGTAAGCGGATTGTCAAGTGGAAAGACCCATACGAGTACCTAGACGTATGCGACAAATGCGACGATAAGAAGTGGGTTCGCGTATTGGGTGACGGGGAAAGTCAAGTTTGTTGGAAATGCGATACAGAACGAGGTAATGATGATGAGTAATCACCCAGATGAATGGTACGAAATCCAAACCGTGGACGGGGAGGTAGAGGACATTCGTGACTACCTGTCCCTATCACGTCCAGAGGCTGAACCTACCGCTTGGTACGTTCAGTACGAGGGTGTGGAGTCAGATAGTGAACTAACCGTGTACGGAGACGTGACACGTCAAGAAGCCATTGACACTGCGACCAGAGCAATCAAGCGTGAAGGCAGACTGCCTCACGGTATCTACAGGAGGAGGGCCCAGTAATGACTGAGACCAAAATGCTCACAGCAGTGAGTTACTACGAGGTGCTCGTGCCAGACGGCTACAGCACTATCCACGCCTACAATCAGGGCAATTACACATTCATTGAAAGTGAACTCGTCGCTAGCGACTCTCAAGGGCTCACTATCTACGCCGTGGTAACACGTGATGACTACAATCAGGGTGAATACGCTGTGCCAGCCCTATTCTTCAGCAAGGTTGAGGCTCAGGCATACGCCGACAGCCTGACTCCCGACTACGAGGACGGTATGTTCATCGTCGCGGAAATGCTGGTGAACTAATGAACGCGAAGGTGACATTCGTATCCGACTACTTCGTCCTCATGACGACCGTTGATGACGACGGTATCGCGGACCTTGAGGACGGCACATGGGACGAGGCAATCGCGCAACGAGCAGATGAACTCGTCAGGCGTGAGACTGGGTTCAGCCCACTACGATTTGCGAACGACTACGAGATTGAGGAGGTGTCGCTGTGAACCAATTCTTGACCAACAAGCCCGTACCGCTGGAGTTGCTACCAGCCCTGCTGGACGCGTACCGCTGTGTCCAGTACGGATACCCTACCCACGCCATCAGGCTCCCTGAGCACACCAAACCTCCACAGGAGGCGTTCAGGGACGAGGACGGCTGGTACGTCACAGCACTTGACCTGTTCACAGTGTATGAACTACAGTTACCTAACAACAAGGAATAGAGGAGAACAATGAACGCTACAAGCGAACAGTACACATACGCCAGTGAGGGCTGGCTATGCATGGACTGCAACACTGCACCGATTGACGAGTACGGCTGTCAGGCATTTATGAAGAGTGGCGAGCCCGTGTGCGTTGATTGCTGTCACTGTGCAGACCACGACGAGAACTACAAGGAGAACTAGCATGGCAATTATCACAGCAACATGGTCAATGAGCCTTGACGAGGAGACCCTTATCAAGGAGATGTTAGCGACAGGCGAGTACGGGCTGGGTGCACACCCAATCACTGACGAGAGTCTTATGGAATTCTTCCGTAACTGGGCTTTTGGTCTTGACCCACTGACCTATCGTGACGAGTGGGCTCGTAACCCACTGTGTTACTACCACCTAGAAGTCAGTGAGAACTACGCTGGCAAGCAACTATGGGTAGCCTCGTACTTCCCAGACAATGCCACAGACACAATGAAAGAGGCGGTGCAGTCGCTATGAAGTACAACGTGATGATTGAACTTGTCATTGACCCAGAGGTCTATGACCAGTATGAGACCTTTGATTTGGCTGACGTAGTGTACGACGAGGTATTGGACTTACTACGCACAGACATTATGTCCGCGTGTGTAGTGAAAGAACTAGAAGAGGTAAAGTAATGAACAAGAACGAACTAGCGGATTTGATTGAAGACCGCTTCACACCATTTGCTTTCAAGTGTGATTGTGACGGTAGCCACATGGATTGTGCAGAGGTACGCCATAGCGCCTCTGGCTGGGCCCAGCGTGACACTGTGGCTCGTATTGCCAAGTTCATCAGGGAGACCGCTGATGAAACTATCTGATGTATCCGAGCGTGACTTAGGCGTCTGGGTGACGGGAGCGACCGTGCACACAGCCGTTGAGCAGAACCTTGAGATTATCAAGGGCGCTATCAACACGTGGGGCTGGACAGCCTACGACATGAAGACATGGAAGACGTGGTACGACCTGCACACCATGGACGTGCCACGCGAGCCCACAGCGGACGACCTAGAAGACCTGTCATGGATTTTGGACGAGGCTGTGGAGTGGCTCACGAGCCAGTTACCTGCAGGGTTCTACTTCACATTCTGCGACACCGATTTCATTCTTACCCACGAGGACTACGAGGAGAGCCAGTGACTACTTGCCTACGTTGTGGTACGAGCGTATCGTTTGAGAATGTCAGCGAGGGATACTTTGCAGTGTGCCCACAGCATGATGAAGACCTTTACGAGATTGAAGTGGAGAATACAGTGAAACTACGAGAAGAACTAACGAGCAAGCCCTGCGGAGCATACGCGCTCATCCGCTGGAACGACAAAGAGCAACTGACCAGCACGGTCTACTTCTCCTTTGAACCTAACCCAGACGGAGACGATGAATACATCTACCCACTGTCAGGCAAGTCCGATGAGCAGGTCTTCTATGGCTGTGACAACGGACTACCTGAACTACTATCCATGCTCAACCCAGACGACTACCTGCACGACTTCACGGTACTGGAGATAGGAGAACTCGTGTACCCAATTATTCTTCAGGGTATCTGCGACTCGTGCACGGTGGATGCTACCGTGACACGACACTACAAGCCTGACGACTACTACGACTGGTGCACCAACTGCGATGAACAGGAGAGCAAGTAATGAAGACAGTAATTAACCTTGACACGGAGACGTGGCAGGATAAGTACGTACTGACCAACAACGTCAATGACCGAGAGAACGCCTCGTGGCAAGATGAGGACGGCAACGGAGCGATGTACGAGACCTACGGAGATGACCTGCTCACTCTCTTTGAGGTGCACAAAGCGCTGCCTAATCACGTCTGGACGTATGGAGACGGAGACGACGATGGAACCTACATCGTCAATGGCTACAGCCGAATCAATGTCATTGGGTACTTCATCACAAAGAACGCGTGGGCTGAAGACGAGATTATTATCGTCGAAGTATCACCAGCAGACTCAACCAAGGAGACCGAGTAATGGAAATCATAAACACCAAATGCCTAGACTGTGGCAATACCAGCAGGTTCATTGTTCCCTACATTGACCGAGCCATGATTGTCTACAACGAGCACGGAGACGTAGTTGATGAGTACACAGTTGGCTACCAGTCATACGACGACGAGCGGACTATCTGTGGCATAGACACCTGTGGCTCAGACAACCTGAACATCTACCAAAAGGAGAACTAACGTGGACATGCTAACGTTACGAGCGCACCTACAAGATAACCTAATCACCTACCTATCCGAGGTAACAGCGTGTGAGTTTCACGGCTCAAACCTAGACGATGAAGTGATTGACACCGTGTGTCAGATAGTCATTGACACATTCAACAGCGCGTTCTTTGCGCCAGCACCCAGCGAGGAGAACTAACATGGCTACATACCGAGTGTACGTAAAGGTCGAATACATCGTAAAAGCGGACTCATCTGATTATGCCTTACAACTGGTGAGAGATGGAGCAGAGTTTCCGTTGCTCCCGTTCACTGAGACCAATTACTGCGACAGGTCAGAAGTAGTACTGGCACACCTGATAACAGACAAGCGAGAGGCGTAAGCGCATGGCTAAGTGGCAGGCAAGCAAGAGCGATGTATCACCACGTAAGGGATACATACCAGAGATTGAAGTTGAAGCAGACCCATACGGCTGCGGAGCCTACAACTGTTTGAAGTGTTACCCATACCAGTACTCCTGCGACTGGTGCAGTGAACTATTTCCAGAGCGCATACCAAACGGTAGCGCCTACCAATGCGCTGAGTGCGACTATGAAGCACCAGCACGAGAGGATGAAGAGAGTCATGTCTGATTATTACTTTTGGATGGCAGAAGACCCTACCTACTACACGAGCCACCCAGCACAGAGCGACCATGGGTGGGTCTGTCGTGTGTCAGTCAAGGAGCGCCACACCACCAATAAGACCTACCTAGAAGTAACACTACCCATCAGTTGGTACGGCAACGTGCTCCTGTATGGGTACGTCTGTGCGCTTGCTGGGTACGAAAATGCTCACAGCACCTACGACTTCAGCAATGCAGAGCGCGTAGCGGAGAAGCCCCACAAGTGGGGAGACCTGGCCCTGCAGTACCTTGTGCAAGAGTGCAAGTACAACAACGTTGAAGACTTCACCGAGGCTATCGAATACTACGGTGGCACAGTCAATGAGAGTAACTACACGGAAGAGGAAGAGGAGGACAGCGAATGATTTATCTCAAAGAGTACATAGGTAAAACAATCAGAGACGAGCGCATCCGTCAAAACCTAGCCGTGAGAGACGTTTGTTACACTGCTGGAGTATCTGTGGGATACTTGAGTGAAGTTGAGCGTGGCATGAAAGACCCATCAAGTAAGTTCATCTACTCAGTGTCAGAGGCTTTGGGGATGACTATGAGCGAGTTATTGCTACGCACACTTACTACCATTGAACTAGACAATAGGAGCAGAGCATGGCGTTAGACGCACTCGCAGACATTAGTATCAGCACACCGAGAGATAATCTTACGGTCAAAGATGTGAGAGAGTTTATTAACTATCTCACCACGCTTGGTGTAACAGATGAGCACGTATTCCTAGATGGATACTTAGTGTTTGATTACCAGACCAGCAACGTAGACATTATCCAGTGCCCAGCACATCTCTACGATGGAGACGAAGAGCCCAAGGTAGACTTCATCGTCTCGGCTCACTTCTGCCCAGAGCAGTGCCCGTAGGAGAAGAGATGCCCTACCGTATCCACATCAACAGCAATACCCTGCGTTCAAATAAGAAGCATGGGACTAGCAAACCTCCTATCACTATTCGTAAGGGCAACAAGGTCATAGGTTATGTGAACGCTCTCAAAATACTGGGAGAGAGTACAGTAATGTATCAGCCAGACAATCCGCTGCCGTGTGGTGCTAAGGTATGGATTGAAACAGAAGCACCAATAGAGATTACGGAATCAGGAGAGACACTAAATGACTACACTAAATGAGACGTTGGTAAACAATGGATACGAAGGCGTTTACACCTTAGATGGCTTTGACGAAGCGTTCATTGGCATAGGGGTGAGATGCAGTAAAGACCCACTACCAATTTACTCATGGGAAAAAATGGTAGAAGTTCTTGTACAACGTGATGGCATGGATGAAGATGAAGCTATGGAGTACATTAGTTTCAACTCTTTAGGTGCATGGTTTGGAGAGAAAACGCCAATCATTATGTTACCTCTTGATGCGTAATGGGATACCAATACGACTTCTTTGCTGAGGAATGGTCTTACGTATGCCGCACCTGTAACACAGAGATGTTTGCACCTACTAATAACGATTTGAGATACAACCATTGGAAGCACACACACGAAACTTGCCTTGGTGGCTGGTAGAAAAGAGAGATAATGACTTACGATTTTAATAAGTTTGAAGGAGATGTAGCCGAGTTGTTAGTAACGGCAGGAGAACTGTTAATAAGTAAACAGAGAGACTATGGGCCGTATAACATTAGCCGAGCCCCAGGTGGCCCTCTTAACGGTTTGCGTGTGCGTATCTTTGATAAGGTATCTCGCATCAACAATTTAGTAGACACGGGTGCTACGCCAGAGAATGAGTCTTTGAGAGATTCATTCTTAGACCTAGCTAACTACGCTGTTATTGCTCTTATGGTTCTTGATAACAAATGGCCAGAGTAACGCCTACCAACACAAACAAAATGCCCCCAGCCAATCGGTTGGGGGCATTTTGCTGTCTTTATTAAGGAACTTCACACGCGTCTGTGGTGCAGAACTTCTCACCAATAGCATCAGCACCTAGACCAGCGTACACATCTGAGAAGTCAATCCGCAGCAACTTGTTGGTGTATGCCTCGTACTCTTCCTGTGTAATCTGGGCAAATGGTAGTTGCTTGTAGGGGTTATCTTCTACAAGCTTCATCATCGGCAGGAACGATACGGACTTCAACTTGCCATCGTACATAGACAATACCTTGCCCACATCGTTCTTCTCATCTTCAGAATCAAACGATACGGTCACTGATACAGAGTTGTCTGACCAAAATTCTTGCGCCATGGCAGCTAGGTTAGCTTTTTCATAAATAGATACCTCACGTTCAGAACGCTTTGCTTGTGACTTGATAGGGAAGAACACCACGCTGGTAGTCTTTGGCGATTCCTCTGCTGGCTCTACCGTGTAGCCAGCGTACTCAAACAAAGGAAGCATAGGGTCACTGTTTGACATGCGGATTGAGCGTAGGAAGTACTCGCCACCTGGAGTCCAGTGAACACCTGGGCTCTCACCCGCAAGGATACTTACTGTGCCTGATGGCTTTACCGTGGTCATCTTGATTGATTCACGGATACCTAGCCACTCGCTGTAGGTCTCGTCGTAGTGCTTGACTGTAGCGTAGCCTGTGTTCATCCACTCACGAAGCTTAGTAACACCATTACGGTCAAAGAAATTAGCGATACCAGACATTGACGTACCAATACGACGGTTACGTTGCATGATGGCGTTAGTTTCTTCCCAGTGGGTAGGTAGAAGTGTAACGGTCTTGGCATACAGGTAAGCAAACTTCAACGTACGCTTGTAGTCCTCTAGGCTGTCATGGCGGTTGAGGAATGTCTCCACGAGGGTACAGCACTCAAATGACTCTAGGCTCTGCTCCGCACAAGGGTTGTACCCTGCTGCTCGCCAATCCTTATTGGTTGGGGCATCTGTTAGACGACCGTACTGGCGTGTAACATCCATCCATAGGACTCCTGGCTCACCATTGAGGGCAATACCCTCTACAATGCCACTCAAGTCATCCCCAACTTTTACTTCCACAGAGTTATTGCTCATCCATGCCCAACCTGGGGCATCTGGGTCGTAGGAGTTGCGTACAGGGAATACCTTTGGGTTCTTAAGGCTCAAGAACTTCTCATCATGTAACTGACCCATGAGTAGTTCAGCAGAACGGCGTACGTTACCGCTAACTACACACACGCCAATAAGATTGCCAATGTCAGCAAGGTCAGTCTTAGTAAGTAATTGACCCTCACGACCAGCAAATAATTTATGCAGTTGGGCATGCAGTGCCTGCAATGGTGCTGGGCCTGCAGCAGTTCCACCAAAAGTTTTAATTGGTTCACCTTCTGGTCTAATCTCGCTGTAATCAAAATCTAAACCGTGCTGGTCTGGTCGCAAGTAACTGTTGATTAACAAAGCAACTGAATCTACCCAGCCCTCACGGCTGTCTGGGATGACTACACTATTAGCTGGCTCTAAAGGCGTATAAATAGTAAACTCTTTGTCAGCACCCTTGTCATCAAATCCAACGCCAACACCAAGCATTGACGCTTCCATAAGGAACGCAAATGGTTTAGCAGGGTTGTGCTTTGTCATAGCACTAGTGGATACGAATGAGCAGTTCTGCAAAGCTGCTGAGTTTTTCTGCTCATTAACTAGTGGTGTGCCCATCATCCATAGCCCACGACCTGGAGGTGTCCACTTAAAATTGAATAAACGGTCAAACGCATCCTTGGCTGATGACTGTGCTTTTTTTTCATTCCAAGGCAAACGGTTAGTCTGGCAGTGGTCTTTTTGAATGGAATACATGCCATTAATTACACGGGTACAAATATCCAGCCATGTTTCTTTAGTACCGTCTTCTTTCTTGCGTGAATACTTTGTAAGAAATGTAATTTCCCCTACTGAATTGCCTCCAGCGTCCTCGTATCCCCAAGGAACTTTCTTACCCTCGTACGTTGCTACGAAGTCGTCGGCTAACTTAAATGACAGCATGCTTATCCTATTCTATTGTTTCTATGATTAGTGCAGTTCCGTAAAGGAACAAAGGGTTCCTATAATATAGGACTATTCTTCAATACCTTGCTGAATAATGCGAGTAACTTGCTCTTCGCCGTATCCGCCATTAGGTAACTCCGTTAGACTTTGAGCCTTTTCACCAAAAATTTGGGATAAAACTCCGCCCCCATTTTTAGCTTCAACTGTCATCCTAACGTATGATGATGTATCTTCCAAATCCTTCATTGTCTTCAATAGTTTAAACAACCTATCTACTTCTTGACTAGTGTTGGGGTCTGGATATCCACCATTCATTTCTTCCGCAAACCTTGCAAATGCTATGCGTTGCCCTTGCATTTCAATTATTGCGTTAAGTAATGATTGCAGTTGTTCTTTAGTTTTTACTTCTACTGGCAAACTAAACGCACACGTATTACTTACCTTAAACGCGGGGCAATTAGAGGCCACAAAACATGTATCGCACATACGCAAACTTGTAGCATTAGAACGAATCAGCGGAACATCACGAATGATATCTATACCGTTTTCATCTTTCTCAACAACCGTCTTAATCTCTGTTCCAAATACAGGTAACATCATCATGTCTTGAGGATTTCGCGCTTCAAACTTCCGCAGTTGACCCCCCTTACTATCATGTACAACAGGGGTGTTTTCCGAGTTATCGCTACCCTGCACATTTACCGAGCTATCATATATGTCGGCATCGTCTGCGTTGTGGCTAGTCATGTTAAACCTTTTCTCATACTGGTCGTATGACCATAGGGCTAACTTAGCCACTTCTACTGGGTCGTCACCTACTATTTTATCAAAATCAAGCCCAGCCTTCTCATAGACTGCCTTATATCTTGGACGAGCTTGGTCTTTCATCTTCTTTGGGTAGCGTACTAATTTAGTCCCATCCCATACAATGGTTTCACCGCGCATCATAGGGGACAACCACGACTGTGTAGAAGCTGTTGCTACTTGAATTTGTCTAAGGTTATCGGGTTTAGCACACGCTAACGCATGGAATGTTGTACCAAACTGTGTAGTCAATGCTCTCGTTTTTGCAGCTAATGACACATCCGCTTCAATAATGGCGTAAGGTATCGCAATATCTTTATACTGCTGACACATATCCACAATTTCCGCATACGAATGGTCTGCACGTATCGTAGCCCAAAACTTTTCTTCATCAGACCATGCAGCTTCACGTTGTAATTTAATTGCATGCTTATCTAAAATAGGATGGTCAATCTCAATAAATGAATTAATCCTATCCAGGTTATGCGCCAAAAAATCTTCATACGCTATTGCAAATGTTTCTAAATCATCTGCGCTTATTTGGGCATTTTCAGGCAAACCTGGATGCACATAAATGTTCATATAATCTGGAAAATAATTATCCAAAAAATAACGTTTATTTTTAGGTAACCCTCGTTGTGTTAATCTCCAAAAGGATACGCCAACATTGCGTACCTTCATAGACTCCATAATAACTCGGTTACTTGGAACATCTGCACCTAAGTAAATTAGCTCCACGATTCAACCTCAGGAAGTTCTTCTTCTTCCATAAGTCGAATATCCTCGTCGTACAACCCTTGTTGTAGGTCTAATTCACCAGTAATTTCATCCCAACTTTTTTTACCGCTTCGCCCATCTGGCCTAAACTCTGGACGAATGTATTGAGGATGCACAAAAAGCATGACAATAACACCAACCTCTAACAACTTTTTAGTTAATTCCAAATCGTTAGTGACTACAAAATCAATTTTTCCTTTGCTTCTAATGGTGTCTATGGCTTTCATTTCAGGTTCCCCTAAAACATCTTCTTCAATCTGCCATAAATCATCAATATTTTTAGACAAGTTATTTGTTTTTAGCCACACTGAAGTTTTTTCTTTGTCCGTAGTCATTAAAATAACACGGTAGTTTTCATTAAATGACTTGTAAATAGCTGCGCCATCAAGAATAATGGATAAGTCTCGCTCTTTACGAATAACCCCATCAATAAACATTAAGACTGACAATCTTTACACCGCTTTCCTAAATTAGGGGTGTACATGACGTTATTCTTTAATTCATGGCATATATCGCATAATAATAAGGGGGCTTCCCAACTACCGTCATCAGTTACAAATGTCATTTTAGTTGGTCCAAACCTTCTCCAGGAATGTTATGTTGCAACCACATATCATGGTGAACTGCGTCTACCCAAATACGTTTGTGATGCTGAAGTATCGCACCTGTGTGGGCTACCATAGGAATATTAGACTGCTGTAGCTTGGAACAGAATGATAGGTCTTCAGACAACCACTTGTTACCACCAATAGGCCCATCTTGGAACCAACACCAGTCTTGATTGTTTTCATCATGTGAGGCGCGAACTGTTTGCAAGGCTTTACGGCTTAGTAGTAAGCATCCTGTGCCAGCAGCCACTACATCTATAACAGAATCTTTTTCATAGTCATCCATAGGTAAAATGGCGCCGTCCTCATTTTGCTTAAAAATAAGAGGAACTGGACGTAAGTTTGGCCCATCCCACAACGCAGCAAAATATAGACCTGCAACAACAGGGCGCTCCATAGCATCTGCTGTAGCACACAGTAAATCAAAAGTAGGTACAGAAATACGTTCATCCGCATCTAGCATCAACAACCAGTCGTCTGTAGTATTGTCAAGAAAATGTTTGACCATGATATTGCGGCTTTTAGCCAGCAATCCAGTTCCTTCTACACAATAATACGAACCAATCTTTTGACCCTTTTGGCGAATAATTTCCATAATAGACAAGGCAAACTCAGTGTCAATTTCCCCACCATGGGCCCAGCCAATGGCAACAGTTTCTTTTGTCTTCATTATTACTCCAAATTGTATAGTTGTTAAGATAAACCTATCATATTTAATGTATTTTATGGGCTCTTCGTATTAAAGTAGCGGCATCTGGTAATTCCATACCATACGTTTGCGTAGAAAAATTAGTGTTAGCAAGATGGCGCACCTCGTGCAATTTTTTCATCGCTTGAACAATACCTGAACGCTTACCTGCCTGCCAACGGTAGTTAGCATAGTCTGCATATCCCTGACCACTTTGACTAAACGCTGCACCTCTAGATGTATGAATATCTTCAAACAAAGCTGAACCTTGTAGCACTGCATGTGACAACATTGTTTCAGCATTTAATCGCATCGCGGTGTTAGTTGCATTTTTAACTTGGTCTAATGCAGTGGCGTAACGTTTAACAATAGTAGTAGCTTGTGATATGTCACGTTCAGTTGCTACATCCCAATCTGGGTGAAAAGGGGCTTCTTGTTCAACTGGAGGAACAACCCATGTATCATTTGTAATAGAATAAGCCGCATAAGGTTTAATAGCCTCAATACTCGGCGACAAATTTACATAAAACGTGAGCTCAAAAGTGCTCATAAAATCGTGAGTTCGTGGATGCAACTCATTCTTAAACCCCTGATTAATTTCATCTGCGATTTCTTTATCGCTCCAACCTAAATATTCTTTATTAGCTTGGCGAAACTTTACAAAATCAACTGCAATCAAACAATCAAGGTCAGCAGGTTCTCGGTTTGCGCTCCATTGATACGAAACGCCAGAACCAGCTAAATAAGCAGAAGTCCATGCGGTAGGTTCGTTGTACCCCAACTCTAAATGATTTATTAACAACGTAAGAATTGCGTTACGTACAACAGGGCGTAACTGGTAGTCAGTAAAAATACGCGGGTCTAACTTTTTGTTAGGTTTACTAAAATATGAAGTATCCCCAGGCTCAACATCAACTTCTTGTGCATTTTTGGCTAACGCTTCGTAATAGTTCACCAAATGTCCTTGTCCTGCGTAATATTAATATCAAATCTTTTTTTAGGATTAGGTAATTCTTCTAGCAATGGTGTCATAAAACCGCACTGAACATGCGCTGTAGTAAACCGATTAACTAAAAGTAATGCGGCATCTTCTCTATGCACATCTACATCCACTTGGATAGCAGCTGCACATGAACATGAAAGTTCTATGTACATAAATATCGCCTTACTATAGGGTATGCATCTATTCTACCCCTTGGCGGCTATTTATACATGCCCTTCTGCTCATTATGCTTTTGCATATTAAATGATTTAACAGGACAAAAATCGCACAAATACACCTTTGGCCCTGTAGAACCTGCTTTGTCTAGACCAGCCTCTTTACGCTCTGCATCCGTATCGGGTTTAAGAAGCTTCTTGTCAGACTTATAATCAGCACACTGTCCCTTAGGGCGGTTATGGTCGCTATAACAACGCATTGCGTCCTCAGCAAATTGATTCTTGGTAGCGTAAAAGTTAGTCTGAAAGGCGTCAAGACCCTCAGAACCGCCCTTAATCTGCTTTACAATCTCTTCCTGAATCTTAGGCACAGCCCAATACTTGAACGGAAACTTCATAAGTAACCCAATATGCTCCACAGGCTTTTGGTGCTTAGACACAAGAATATTTAGCAGCGTATCTGTAGCTGGGTCACCATCATAATCAGGTAACTCTTCAATTGTCTTACAGTTACGGCAAACTAGCACACGAATCATCGGTTCGTCTGCATTACCTTTTGCGCCTAAATCTACTGCTCCGCTAAAATCCATACACCAAGTTTACCATAAAGTCAACTTGATAAGTTTTTAGTCGTTTGACCTTGTTTTCCAACCTCCACGGCGTTTTTTAGCCGCTTCGGAATGTGCCTGTTGGGCAGTCTTTGCAAACTGTGGGGAAACTGACGCCCCTCGCATTTTAATAAACCCTGAACGAACGGCTTCATAATACTGTGGATTAGGGACAAAACGCTTAGTTGTAGGGTCAATTAAAGTATGACCAATACGAATCTCGGCTGACTGTGGGTCCCATGTAGCGCCGTATGGTGCATCTGTTGTGTCAGCGGCGTCAGGAAGTGATGAGTTTTCAATTTCTTCACCAGCTGCACGTTTACGCCAAGACTGCTCAACATGTGCCGCGCCAGCTTCACGAGCATGACGTGCTTCAGTAACAGGACGACGATACTCAATATGCTCTGCGCGAGTCATATCGGTACTAGGTGGAGCACCAGTACCTGGGGCTCCTGGCTTTAAATACCCTCGGTCGTCAACATTAGGGTTGTCAGCCATTAGTAACCTGGTCTACGGCTGGGGTCTCCCGCACGGTCAGGAGGCGATTGAAGAGTATGCGATAAGGCTGTAGCCGCAGACCGATTATCTGACTGGTCTGGTCTATGCTCAGGGTCTACATCTTGTACACAAGCTCCACATTGACCATAAAATCTATGCCAATCATCCATAGGTTCAGTAGTTCCACAAGTATCACAGGTACTGTGACTAGGCTCATCTGCTTGAGCGCCAATCGCATTTCCTCTGAAATTAGCTGGAAGTGAACCATGAGCAGTTGCACAAGAGTTGCAAATAGTTCCTACTCCTGGGATTTCGCCATGAGGAAAAACTCCGCCACCGTCTTCCATTGACGCAAAGTACGGATGCGGGTGATTACCACCATCAAAATGGTCAGAATGCTCGCAGTTACAACTGTCAGCCATAATTATGCTCCTGGATTTACTTGATTAGTTTCTTCAGAATTAATAAACCCATAATTCATGTACGGGTGCAAACCTGAACGATTAGCAACAACAGTTTGGTCGCCCATACCTTCAGCAACAGTAGTATTAGGGCGGCGCTTACGGTACTTACCGTCGGTGCTGCCTTCTTTCATTTCCGCGTTCGGGGAACGACGATAAGGAACTGTCATTTAGGGGCCATCCTATTTCTAACGTGCTCGGTTGCATCTCGGTTATGGCAAGGTGAACACTTTTCAGTATGCATTGCCTGAAATGGGTCAAGAAGTACACCGCACTTAGTGCACCCTTTACTACCATTGTAGAGGGTTTTTTTCATATTTTGTTGGGCAACTAAGGAAACATCTTCTGCCCCAGACATACCTTCGCCAGTAGCATCCGTCATTAATCCTGGATTAATAGCCATTACTGCACCGTTGTTGGATTTAGGTATGCGGCTCTAGCCGCATTGTTTAGCATTAAAGGGGCTTTATTAGGCCTAGGAGTATAATAGTGAGGTTGAGAAAAATTATAGGCATCTACAGATTGACCAGGTTGTGCAGTACCTTGTGAGTAAGGGTTATCATAAGTAAACCCGTTACCTGCAATATGCAAAGCATTTGGTTGCGGATTTGGTGCTGGCCTATCCAAATCATTATTTTTACGAACAAAAGCAGCCTGCGCAACTTGATTCATAGTAGCACCACGAGTACCTGGAGTACCTGACCCACCTACAGCTGTATTAGCAGCCGAAACCAATTCCGCATTAGTATACCCACGTTTAGCAGGCTTTGACCTAGCTTTGCTACCAAATGGAACAAATCCAGGATACTCACCAGTAAGGTCTCTATTTGGTCTAATATCATGTATTTGTTGAGGACTAAATCCCATCATGTCACTTATGGAAGCGCCTACAGGATTAACTGAACCAGGTGTTCGTTGTAAGCCATAAAGTTGTGGAAAGAATTGCGGGCTTTTTACAATCCCTGTAGGAACAGGGTTACTATCGCTTACAGGAACAGTGGGCTGAGGTGCTTTATATCCAGGAGTTTGGTACTGGCTCCAAGCTTTACCTGTAACCTTTCCCATATTGCCCACTCCCCAATTAGGGAAAGTATTGCCAAATGCTGGTTTACCCATGTATGTACTACGTAATCCATTACCCGTGCCTGTAGTAGCAGGTGGAGTATTTGTAGTATCAGGAATTTTAAAAGGTCCAGGACCTCCGCCTGCAGTTGTACGGTTTTGTAAAGCCGAACCAGTAGCTACGCCAGTAATATTTGTTGTTGGAGCTGGCCCAGGAGAAGGCATAGGCCCAGGAGAAGGGGATGGAGAAGTGGCCATTAAACACCATATCCTAACGTGTTTCTAGATGAACTTTGTGCTTGAGCCGCAGGGTTAGGTGTATCCACGCGCTCTGTCATCGGGACATTTAACTCAATCATATCTTCAATGCCGTATTCACGGGTATTATAACCATATTTATCTGGAAATAACTCCACTTGAGGCAAATTGGGTCGCACATACTGTTGAATAGCTTCAGCGGGCATAGTCCACGTTTGTAAAGCTTGTGACAACATTTGTTCTTGATTACTAGGAAATGGCCCAATGTATGCTTGAGGAGGGTAAGCGGCTTCTGGCTTAGCAATCCAAGGGCGATTGCTGTAAACACCACTAGGGGTATTAGGCACTTAAGCCTCCTATGCTAATATATCTATATGTCTTATATTTTAACTAATGAACAGTATGCGCGTCTGTCTGAATACTTTGAATTAGCTCTATCCGCAATTAGTGACGATGAACAAATGCGTTTGCTTTCCATGGAACCTGGCCTGCGTGACATGCTCCGTCAGCTACGTAAACCATCACCAAACGCATCTAATCGTTTTTGATAAGACTGCCCCTTACGGGCATCTCCTTGAACCCTATCTTCATCAAAACCGCGTTCAATATTTTTTCCCACAGTCCATGTAATGGCCTGCAAGTCAAGAGGCCTAATACCCAATGAAGCTGCAACTCTTTGATGATGCCGCTCATAACCTTCATATCTAGTTTCGTTTCCATTTTTAAGAGCGGCAGAACTAATACCTCTACTACTAGTCCATGGGCGCATAGCATCTGCAACCATATCGGATGAACGACCATCAACTGTCACATCTTGACTGCTTCCTGGGTCCCCAATATTTCTTGCAAAAGAATTTGTTTTAGGTGCAGTTCTTCTAGGCAAAACATCCTCAACATCTTCTTTCCCATGCATCAAACGGTACGCTTTAACCAAATTAGCATCTGTAGCTTTACTAATACCTTTTCCGTGTAGGATTTCAGTAACAGCTTGTGACCTAGGAGCTGACACAAGGTTACCTTCTGTGTTTAAAACTTTTGGTTGATTCGCCGAAGCATGAATATGCAACCAATGTTCAGGCGTTAACTTAGCCAGCTCATCAAAAGCTGAAATGTTATCTCGTTCCCAATCCATATTAGGAGAAACCGCGGCCACAATTCCAGCGCCAGTTCGCATATCAATACTGGTTCCACTAATCGCAGACTTTGTAGCTTCATGTACTCTGTCATACCATTGGGCACCAAAAGTTTTTTCAGAATCTGTTGCGGCTAAATAAATATTGCGTAGACGACGAGTAACTCTTAATGGATGTGGGTCAATATTAACACCAGTAACTTTTCCAGGCTTTTTGTCTTGTCCTGGAACCCAAAGAACACCCTTATTATTTTCACTATTATCAGCCATTACTGATATTCCTTTGGGTATACCTCAGACACGCGCTGTAAATGCTCATTATGTGCACGAATAAACTTTTCTGGGTCCATATCAATTGGACCATTGACCTTAGGGTCAGGATGACTAATATTTGTACAATCTAAAGTTCCGTGCTTATCATGAGTATGGTCAATATAGATACCGCCATGCCAAGTAGACGTCCATTTACCTGTTTTATGCTCAACATAGTGGTCACCATCTTCATCTTTTTTAACCATATGTGCTGGAAAACTACGCATTCTCCGTAACGCATCAGCTTGAGCGGCAATTTTAAAACCGCCCTTCTCACCAGTTAAAGCCATCTCCAAACCATCAAAGATGTGTTCTCCCAATGCACGTCCCTGCATTTCACGGGATTCACGCTCACTAATACCAAAATCTGCAGGATTAAGATTAGGGGTACGGCTATCGTCAGAACTTCTATCTTTAGGTGCTTCAGTCATTATTATCTCCAGCTTGGACGCATATTAGCAAGTTGTGAAACTCTTTTTTCATTCATAGCATAAGGGGAGTCGCTACGAACATTAGGGCCAGCTTTACCATCATTAGGTAAATGGGGTGCTGGAACCAACTTCTGATTCTCAACGTGACGCAAAGATTGCCAAACCTGACCATTATATTGGGCTTTCATTTGACGTTGAATGCCCCGCTCTGGGCTTAACTCAGTGGGGTAATAATAATCACTAGGGTCAATACGCTCACCACGGTGAACACCACGCTGGTAGCCACGTTGACCAAGACGCTGCTTTAAACTATTCAGAACAGTATCTGACGTGCTTGAAGGCCGTCCACGGTCATCACGACGTGAACGAATCGTGCCTAGGTACCCATCAGGATATTCTGCAGAAGGTACACGGCCTACACCAAGGCGCAAAAAATCAAGGTCACCACGAGCTACAGGCTGACCGCCACCACCAAAAGTAGTATTAGTGCCGTATAAACCATTGGCGCCTAAATTTTGCACATTCTGATGAGCTTGAGGCATACCCCTATTTTACGGCTAATTTAACGAATAGTTGACCTAAACTCCGTACCAGAATACACACCCCAACCATCCATGATGTGTACGTTCTCAATAGTAAACTCGCCAGTGTCTTTATACCAAATAACACCAATACCCTGTTGCCAGTTCTCGTACTGTTTTACTGGGTGTAGGTTTAGCATCGTTCCGCCCTTGTAAGAAGGTACTGCGCCATCAATACGGCAAAGGCACCCTGGACTGTAAGCACCATTCTGTACCGCTCCGCCACTAGTGTCGTGGGTCTTGTACAACAACTCCATGCGATGTGAGTGCCCATAGATTGTGGATTCGTGGTGATTAGCACTAATATGTTTCATAGCGGTGGAGCCATTACTAGCCGCTGCTGAACCATGACGAGCCACCAGACGATGATTTATGTAGTACTTGTCTGCTGGATAACCTGATACATGCGTTACGTTACCAATGCTTTTAAGGTTAAGTAGATGTGGAATACCAATGATTGGGTCTGGCGCTCCTACTTGTCGTACTTCTGACAAATTCTTAGCCATAGCCGTAATGTACCGAGTAGGTCGGCAGTCGTGATTTCCATCAATATAGACAATTTCAGCATGTGGAGCAAATGCCCGCTGGCTAGCAATATAGTCATGCGCAGCTTTAAGGGATAAGTTTACGGTGCCCTCAAATGTAGGTTCTGTAGCGTACTTGCCAAACATAGGCAAATCAAGGGTATCACCTAGATTAATAACTTTATCAATGCCATATTCTTCTTCTAAAGCGGCAATAACCTGCATGGCCACATTAATAGCGTGTACATCATGGAATGGGTCTAAAGTCCCATCTTCATATTTACGAAAACCAATTTGTGTATCAGGAAGGGCTACTGCAAGTTTCCAATCGTTCTTTTTCTTATTTTTTACTTTGGCCTTTGACAACTTTGGCAACTCAGCAGCTTTAGCTTGAATAAGGGATGTGGATGTATCTACCTGTGGGTCTGCTAGTGCTTCAAATAAAATGTCTAATAAATTTATGCTTTTGGACATGTACAAGTACCCCTCATGTGGGTCTTAAATGTTGTCAGTTGAAAAGTAAGTTTGTATGGCTGTAAATCCATATATAACCCAGACACATTAAGGTTTGACTTACTCTGTAGCTTTTCAAACACTTCATTGGTTTGCTTATCTTGCTCTGCTAACCACTTACCAACCAAACACTTTGTCCGCTGTGGCTTTCCTTCTAAATGCTCTTGCAAAATATCAGCAATCATTTTTTTCTCCTAGATAGTAGCCAATTAGTTTAGATTAGCACATTATGTGGCGGAGAAACGACAAAACCCCGCCTAAGAATAGACGGGGATTTGGCTAACTAATGTTAGTTGTGGTCTGAAGCACCCATATAAAAATTAGGCGCACTGCGATTAATGGCAGAAGCAAAAATACGACCATTTGCTAGAGTAGCGGCTGCTGTGGGCTCAACGTGAGCTTCAAAACCTACAGAAACTCCGTAGGCAGCTCCATTACGTTCACGGGGAGCATATGTGCGAATACCATAAGGCTGAAAAGCTGGGTCATTTGCTTTAGCATTCATACGAGCGGCAAGCTTAGTGTAATGAGAAGGCTCAGCAGATGCGTTAACTGCGTTAGCGCTATCTGGAAAAGCACTACCAGGAACTGGAGCCAAAGGGCTAGGGTTAACTGACGACATAATAAAACCTCATTAATAGATAGGTACCTTAGTAAAGTCTAAATGAAAACAAAAAATAAATCAGTCTGAAACAATGGTAAATACGATGGCTGAAATGTCACCATCGTGGCTTTCAATGGTGGTAAAACCTGGAATACACTTCAAATCTAGCCCTCTTGGCGCCGTGTATCCTCTAGCAATTGCAATAGCTTTTACTGCCTGATTTACGGCACCTGCACCAATAGCGCGAAGCTTGCAGCTATGGTTTTCATAAATACTATGCGCGATAGCAGACGCTACAGATTGTGGGTTAGACCCAGCACTTACTTTAAGTACTTGGTCTTCTGGTATTTCGGACATATTTTATACCTCATAGTGATAGAACGGTTAATCTAAGTATGAAGCAAAAATTGCCTATTTTCTTGGAGAAGTCAACTTATCGTACACTTCTTTTTCGTACTCAAAATCATGTTTATTTCGCACAATTCTAGCTAGACTATAAGAATCAGCAGCGTTATCGTCAGTAAATTCAACGCCCCACTTTTTGTACACTTGAAGTAAAATTTGATTCTTGTCCACACGCCCTTTATTAGTTACATATTTTTTAAGACTAGTTGGTGGAACAACTAAAGGGAAAGCGGCTTCATCTGTTTGAAAGCGATATTTATCAAACAGCGCAAGCCTAATCATTCCACCCAATTCACCAGCCATATTAGCCATCTGGCTTCCAAACGCATAGCCTTCAATAGCAACGGTTTCAACATGGAAAGTATCCAAAAAGCCGAGCATAAAAGCCCTAGCTTTATAAAGCCTTTCAACACCCGTTCCATCAAGTTTCTTCACCTCTGTGTAGTAGTTATCTTTAGAGTCGATAGCAGTAATAGCAAAGCCTGAATAAGATTGGTCTATACCAATAGCTACTGCGCCTTGAAGATTTGTTGAACCCCAAATTTTTGGATTAGACATTTCCCAATCCAACTCTTTGTAAGGAAGCACAAGGATAAACCTGAGACTGTTCAACCCCATCAATAATCTCTTTGCAAAATCCACAGTTGCCATTTACATTCGGGTGACGTTCTAAGTGCCTACGTTGAATCTCCAAATAAGTTGGAAGCTGTGCTTTTTTCTTACGAGATTGTGAACCATACTGAGCCAACAATTCTTCTCGTTTTTTAGCAGTATCTCTACTCATTGTCTTCTGCAACCTCTGCGTAACATTCCCAACAATTAATAATAGCGGCTCGGCCACCATGTCTACGGCAATTAGAAAACTCTATATCATCATTCATTTTTTTCCCCACTTCTCTAATACCGTAATGCTTTTTAGTACTTGTGCAAGATAAAGGTCTAGGTCAAATACACGAACACCATCAGTAAAGTGCAAGTAAGTTTGTTCGCCCTCTTTGTTAGTAGGAACATGCATGTACCTACCCTCCATAGCACCTTTAGCATCTTCTTGGAATTCAAGGCGAATCAAATCGCCATTGGTCAAATCTTTAAAGGTGTTGGCTAGTTCTTCTATGGTCATTACTGCTCACCGTCTAACTAAAGTCATGCGTGAAATCGCATCTTGTACACTGTTGACCAAATGTTCCATAGGTTTTCCAATCATGCACTTCACACTTTCTTTTATTTTCCTGCTCACCGTCTAACGCTTTGATAGTTGGGCATGGATAATCGCTTAAACAATCAGCGCACATTGTCCAGTCTTCAATGTATTCCCCACAACAATCTGGGTCACCACATACGCTGTCGTTGGCATCTATTTCTTTATGCAACGCACGTACACGAACAATCATGGAGTTGAGGTTATCGACTTCATCCGATAGTGTGCGAACAAATGCTGCGGGGTATCCAGTTATCTCACCTGAACCAATGTTAATAGTTTGCCCATCCAAATTAGTTGATGCTTTTGCCTCAGCGTACAACAGTGCTTCCGACTCGTACAAACCAGCCTCTTCAGCAATGCGTATCATGTCGGATAAAGCTTCCCTACGAATACTAGCTTGGTTACTGTAGTCGCACATCAGGTTGTAAACTTACTAACCCTGGAGCTAAACCCGCTAGAAGTACGGCGGGTTAGTTCACGACTAATAAACGCGCAATCACGCTCAATGTTAATATGAAGCATCTCCATACCCTTACGATAATTATGCTGAACTTCATACTTATATTCAGCTTCTTGCACTGTATCCTCCACAGCCACCAAAGCTTTAATAGCAGCAACCGTCATTTTAGGTTGAGTATGCTTAGCAGTAAACTCTGCCTCAATAAAATCTAATTTTTTCTTTGCAGCAGATTCATCCATAGCAGCAACAGTAACTTGAGCAAGAATAAAAGATAAATAAGCATTATATTCTTGCCACAATCTCATCACACCTAAATCATCAAGGTCAGTAATATCAAAAGGCATATCTGGAATAACACCTTCAAACTCTGTTTCAACCCCAAACCCTTGACTACGCATAGTATCTAACGCCAAGTTAGCACTGTCCCCCAAACGCATATTAATTGTCACTGTACACCTCGCACTTCTTGCACATAGTGCCATTGTTAACATTACAAGCGGGTGGGGTGTTGTTCTTTACGGCCTCAACAATAGATGAAGCAGCGTCAAACAATTCAGTAACACCAAAGTCAGACTTACTAACTACAATCTCTTTACGCCTTTGGTCAACCTTAGACTCATAAATAAAGACAGCCTCTTTAGGGTGATTTTTTGGGTCCATAAGTTCAAGTAGCTTCATGTAGACCTGGGCCTGCATGAGATGCCCATAGAATGGGGCGTTTAATGTAGACCAATACTTTTTAAAATCGTTACCCGAATCAATCCAACCCGATGGGTCTTCCCAACGAACAGTACCCTCGCCAACAGATTTAATTTCAAGCAGTAAATCTTCACCAAGACCCTTAAGCCAACCATCAGCATGGCCAGAAATCATATGCTCTTGGCTGAATACAGGAACTTCTTCATACACCATATGCTGTGCGCAAGTATCTGGAAGTTCAGACGACAAAGCATAGGTAGAGTCTCCGCAATGGTCACAGTACCATTTACCGTAAAGCTTGCCCATACCTCGGAACCAGTTCTGCCAGCGAGCATGGATACGATGACCTTCCTCAAACACAATAGCCAAGTCAAGGCTGATAGGACGAGGAGCAGGCTCTTCACCCTTAAGCAAGTAGTACTGTGCACGATGGCACCAGTCAGGCTTAATCATCTCTGATGGATGAATGATTGTAGTAGAACGGCTTCTATCTACAGGTAGCCCTAAGTAATAACGCTCTACTGAACCTAATACACGCGTAGGTTTCTTACCTGCGTCAACTAGCTTCTTAAGTGTTCCACTTAGTTTTTGGGTTTTCTGGGTCATGTGGGTGCTCCTTCTTTTTGTTGTATTCGTTCCAACCATATTGTCCAGAATGTTTTTTACAAGTGTAAAATTCATAGTCTAATAAGGCTCTATCGCATACCTTACACGACCTCTTAGAGTTAGGCAACTTAGATACCGTTACCTTTGCTCCACTAGTTGTAGTAGTGACAGAAGGAGATGGTGAATACACAGCTACTTCACATCTATGAGTAGATGTACGCCACCAAGTTTTGCAATCTGGACATTTAAAAGGAGTATAATCAATGTCGCTCATTTGTTGTCTCTTTCTACCCATTCTTTAAGGGTCATACCATTTAATTTAGCTTTACGGTGTAAAGCATTTCTTTCTCTACGACTAAGCCCACCCCAGATGCCGTATTCCTCATCATTATTGTGTGCATATAACAAACAGTATACCCTAACTTGGCATGGAGGTTTGCCGTCTTTGCCCAAACAAACTGCCTTAGATTGGGTAGCAATTTCTGTATATAGGTCTTTATCTCTAGGGGGAAACCACAATTCTGTGTCCATACCCTTACACTTAGCGGATGACCGCCAATTTTCTACATCTAATGGTTCTCGCAAGAGCACTCCTGAAGCTTTTGGCGAAGCTCCAGGAAATCATCTTCAGTAAGCATTACATAATTTTCATTATTAACATGAAAACCAAGCACAGGCATCCTGCCGTCAAGGATTGCTTCCTTAACAATTTTTTCCAGGACCTCCGCTTTAACGGATACCTGTTTTTTGCCTGTCCACTTATGCTCTATAAGTAGGTCATCAGAACGAACGTCACCTTTACGGCTCCAAAAAGCACCAGAGGCAGCAATAGCGCCGCCCCCAACTGCTTTAGCAAGTCTGTTCTCATGCTTCTTTGATTGAATCTGACCTTCAGACCGCATCAATAACCTCAACAACATACTTAGAGCCAACCCGTACTGTTTCCAATACATCTTTCTCTAAGGTTTCCTTAAGGTCAACCTCTTCTCTAATAGATTTTACCACAGCATCAGCACCTTGCCATTTACGGTCACCATAAGAATAGTAAGCACCAGCACGGGTAATAATTTTGTTGATAATACCTAAAGCAACAATTTCTTTAGCAAAGTCGTATTCTCCAGCCACAGCATTGTTACAGCTATCAAAATAAAAATCTACATAAGCAACTTGTTGAGCAGGAGCCGACTTGTTTTTAATGGTACGAATCTTAATAGTCTGACCAACTTTATGCTTTTCTTGACCAGTTCCCTCTTCAATCCATTCATCACGCTTAACCTCAAGGCGAGTAAAGAACGCATAATTCTTAGCTTCTCCACCTGGAGTAGTGCGCGGGTCACCATACATTACACCAATCTTCATACGGAACTGATTAATAACAATGCCAATGAAAGGACGTTCATATTCAACTAGTGAGCGACGAGAAGCATGCCCCATCTTGCGGAAAAACTTACCCGTAAGCAAGGCCCCACGACCAACGGTAGCCTCATCCATATTCTTTTCATCTTCTGTAATAGGGACAAGAGCAGGTAAAGAATCAATAACTACACAGTCAACAGTTTTACTTTCTACAAGCTGAAGCACTGATTCGTATGCTTCTTCCATAATATTGGTAGAAATTACATACACGCGAGAAGAATCAACACCACACATCTCTGCATACTGTGGTACCCATGTCTCAGCAGCAACCCATACTGTAGTAAAGTCTGGGTCACGTTTTTGATTAGCTGCTACAGTCTTGAGAGCTACAGCAGTCTTACCATTAGAGGCTTCACCTACAATTTCATGCCATTGATTTACTGGAAAACCACCGCCAAGAATAACATCAAGCGCAAGAGAACCTGTAGGAAAACGTTTCATTACATCATCTTTGATGTTTGACCCTAGAACAATCATGTCTGAGCCAAACTTTTTGTTCAAGCTGGCTACTACTTTAGCGAGGTCTGCATCCATTAGTTGTCCTCTACTTCCCACTTAGACCCTGTAGTCTCCATGTTCATAAGCCAAGCAATAATGGACTTACGCATCTTGATTGACCCACGAGCAAAAGCAGCTTCTGTATCAGCTTTAAATTCTGGGGTATGGTAAAGAAGTTCGTACTTAGTACGGTATTCATCCCGCTCTTCTGTTACTTCGTTAAGACTTACTTTAGTGTCAAGAAACATTCGTTCAGTACGCTTGAGGTCTTGCCTCATAATCTGTAAATCGAATAGTGCTTCTGCTAGTTGTAGTTTTAATTTTCGTTTAGTTACCATCAGATGTGTCCTATAATTCCTTGTGGGTTCCAATTATTTGCAGTAGAAATTTGTTTAGCTGGAGTAGCTGGGCCACCACCAGGCTGTGAAATACCTTTACCTACACCTGAGCCAGACTGCACGATAGGGTAGCCACAGTCATAACATTTAGCACGAGCGGCCATACCCGACATACTTCCCTCAGGGACTACACCACCATAGTTTCCACTGCCACAACCTGGGCAACGAGAAGCTACAGAGCTATTTGTAGGAACCCTTGGAGCATCTTGTGGCTGTTGGGGATTAAACGGAGGAGCTGCTGGAACAAGTTGTGTAGGAGGAAGTGATGGTAACTGATTAGGAACATTACCATTTAGTTTACGTGCGTACCAATCAGAACTCATTATTCTACCTCAGTTACAAAGGTGCCAGGGTTGACAACAATCCCTAGTTGTAGCGCTGCAGAAAATGCTGGTACCAAACATGAAAGAGCAATATTTGTAAACATGTCTGCGATTTGTTTTTTTGCTTCGTCTTCATCAATATCTTCAGGCATTGATATTCCAAAAAATTTTATCTGCTCAGAAAAAGATTCAGCAGTTACTAAACCACTAATGTCAGAAAACATAGCAAGAAAGTTTTCGTAAGGCTCCAAGTTTTTTAAACGATTTTGACTTTCTTTAATTTCCATCTCTTCACCTTCAGCACTAATAGGGTTAAAACCTAATGCTTCAGCACGTTTGTTAGGATGTTTAACTTTAGTGTCGTAAAGATACCACCGTACAAGTGTGCTTGTAGGCACAGCTTTAGTTTCAATGTAAAACCCAGGCTCTTCAAAACGCTTCCAAAATTTCCAATTCACTTTGCTTCACCCCAACGATTCACTACTTTAATATCCGCTATCAAAGGTACCGATAATAATTGTATACCCTCCATAGCATCCCTAATTGCTTCCACAGTTTCATCCACCTTGTCTTCGGGAGTCAACGTAACCAGTTCATCATGAACAGTTAATAGTATACGGGCACCTTCAGGCAAACGGTTGTGTGCCCTAATCATAGCTAACTTAATAATATCTGCTGCAGAACCCTGAATGCGGGTATTAAATGCTTGGCGTTCTGCGCCAGCTCTCACCATATGGTCATTAGAAGTTATCTCAGGAAGAAACCTTTTACGCCCTAAAATTGTTTCAACATAGGGGGTAGAAAACTTACGTGCTTTAGCTAAAATCTTTATACGATACGAAGCCACGGCAGAAAATTGAGCCCCAAAACGGTCCAGCAAATCCCTAGCTTCTGTAGTACTACAACCAATCTGGCTAGCAATCTTAGCGGGGCCTACACCATAAGCCATAGCAAGCACAAGAGTCTTACCAGCCTTACGGTCTACACCCATAGTGTCACCCACAGTGGTGTAAATGTCCCTACCCTCAAGATAGTTTTTCATCATAATTGGGTCTTTTGCCATAGACGCGATGACACGCGGTTCAATTTGAGAGTAATCCGCCACCACAAGTCGGTACCCTTCGGGCGCATAAAAAAGATTTCTGATAGCTTTTCCATGAGAAGTATGAGGAGCAGGGACATTTTGTAAGTTAGGGTTACGACTGCTAAAGCGGCCAGTTTCAGCCCCGTGCTGTACGAAATCACAATGAATCCTGCCATCAATAAGAAGCGATTCTTTTTGTTCACGTTTCTCTTTACCTCCTGTAGTACGTACTACCTCACCACCAAGATAAGGAACGACATATGTGGTACTTAACTTATTTAAATCAGAGTATACAAGAAGCGCCGAAACTAAAGGGTCACTACCTCTAAACTCTTCTAAAGCGTCAGCCGCTACAGAGTAATCAGAATAAGTTAACGGCTCTTTATTATCTTTACGCTTTTGTCCTGCAGGAGTAAGTTTACGGGCCTTGAGCCCACGGCCACCATCTTTTTTACTTGAGTAAAGAATAAATTGTTTCTCAGTATTAGAGTTGATATTAAATACCCTACCCGCAATACTAAAAATATTAGCGCGAGCCTCTTCAATATCTATACGTAGTTGAGCATCTAAAACTGTCAAAGCATCTACATCTACAGGAGCACCAGTAAGCTTCATATCACAAAGCACAGTAAGCACGTCCATCTCTAAATCCATTACCTGGTTAAAGCCACCATCTTCAATTTTTTTCTTTAAAGACTTCCACAACAGAAATGTGTACTTGGCATCAAGGTAAGCGTACTTTGCTACATCATTGAATGAATATTTTTCTACCTCTTTACCCACACCTTTTACCATCTCATAGCCAAACTCACGCTTCAAACAATCATCTAACCCACACTTATTTTTGTTACGGTTATCACTGAGAAAGGATGCAATCATTGTGTCAAAGTATGGTCCTGTAGGAACTTCTCCACCGTAGTATTTGGCTACAGAAGTAAGGTCAAAGATTAAGTTATGACCTACGGTAATTATATTTTTGTTAAACATTAAAGGCTTTAGCGCTGCAAATACTTCTGCTGGGTAAAGCTGCTCTGGAGGGTCACCAAATATTTTGTTAGCTTTTTTCTTATCTTTTGAGTAGTCACTAGCACGAGGAGTAAGCCCTGCCTCCACACGTTTAACTCCAGCATCCGTCAATGGAAAAATATCCTCAACAAAATCACCATTAGGGTGACCCATCGGAATAACATCACATCTACCATGAGTAGCAAAAGAAATCCATAAAACTTCGTTTACAGGAGTTAGACCTCGTTGTGGCCCAACAGTTTCAACGTCAAAAGCAAAAGCATCTTGGTGCAAGTACTGACGCACCATTTCATGTAACTGGTCAAGAGTAGTAATAATATTCATAAAGTCCCCTAAAAGCCACTAGCCGCAGGTAAGGGGGTGTCCTACGGCTAGTGGCGGTCTATGTGTTATTAGAGAAGGTCGTTAGCAATCTCAGTGAGTTCAGCAACTGAGTGCTCACGGATATCTGAACGAACATATGGCTCTACAGCCGAAAGAAAATCATTAACCTCGTCCACATTGAGGTCGTACTCTTCTGATAAATCACGTTCTTTGACAGAGTTTAAGTTGTAAACAGTGGTTTGCATCTTACCTGTACGGCTGATAGACCAGAAATGCTTGTTTAGCGGACCAAACTTATCTGAGTTAGCAATGGCCAATGTGCGGTACAAACGTGGAGTAGCAGTAAGAATCTGACGGCTAAACCCTGTATCAGCAGAGAAGTTTACAATGCTAAATGAACGCTTGTCCTCAGCCTTATGCCCCAAGATGTTACACAATGGGCACACAGCACCTAGGCAAACATATGAGCGCTTACCCTCAGTCTTCTGAGACAAGAAATGCATTTTGTAAGTGGCAAAAGGACCACTAGGGTCAAGGAACTTAATGAGTTGAGCACGGTCGCTCTGACGGAACTCAGTTGGGTACTGGTTTGTTGAAACAGAAAGCTTTTCAGCGTCATCCCAACCAGAACCAATTGATGTGGTAGTGCTAGTAGCCTGCTCAGGACGAGCATCCAAATCAAAGTCATCCTCAAAAGATGAGGTGGCCTGATACTTATCTTCTTCAATCTTGTTAACGCTCACGGTAAATTTTTCCTTAAAGTAATTAGTGTGATTAATGTATTTAATTATTAAGACTTAGATTATTCCAAGCCTCTGAAAGTTCTTGTGAAACTTCCTTATGTTCGGACCAATCTATTCTATCTACAGATAGTAGTCCATGATTTCCAAAAATGTCAATCGCTGTCTCAATCATACTACGAGTGTACAATCTACGACCTCTCCTGATATCTCCGTTCTTATCTGTTACATCAGGTAGTCTATACATAGAAGTGGGCAGTTGTCCATTTGCCATCCATAAACGCAATGTCACAATTGGACGACCAAGCGCATCTGCTAGAGCACCTAATGTAAAGAACTCTATATCTTGCCCGTTTACTTTCTTAACGTAAGGGCGAGCGTCCCAAGTTTTAAGCTCTGGCTTTGGTTTTTCAACTAAAGTTCTTCTCTTACGTTTACTCCCAGGGTAGTACACATCTACCTCAGAAAATAAATCGTCAATAAAATCTTCCATGATTAACCCTTAGGTGTTATCAAAGCCCAAATGATTTTTGCGGGGAACATTTTATCAAAGTCTTCTTCAGTAATCTCACCCTCAAAATAAGCAGTACTAATAGCTTCCTCATCTATAACAGGAACCATTTTAATGCATTTTTCATGAATGCCTCTAGCCTTAAGAATTTCCTCAGCCACTTCAATATCTAAAGACTTAGATACTTTACGTTGAAGTGTTGCGTTGTTTACACCAGACACTTCATCATTAATCTCTACAACAATGTGGCCATCTGAGTTCTCAACACCGTGCTCAGAAATACCTTCACGGATAAGTTTCTTAACATCATTTTGAAGGCTAGTGAGTTCTTTAATGCGCTCATCAAGCACAACCTTTTGTCGAACGTTTTCAATAATATCTACGAGTTTCATCTTTGCCCCTTTCGGCTAATGGATACTCTAGCACACATTACTGACGGTTTCGTGCAGCTTTCAAATACTCATAAAAAGCATTAATTACTAGACTAGTAACTGTAATACCATCTTCTTTGGCTTGAGCTTGAACAGCCTCCCATAGCTCATCATCCACACGGACGGTACGAGCTTTAGCTGCTTGAGACATACATATATTGTACCTAAATGTAATAACAATTGCAGTGTAATGCAACATTTATGTTACGTTTATTGCAGTCTAATGCTTGAATAGTAACAAGTAAGTGTTACTTTCCAAGCAACGCTATCAATTTCACAGCACCCCCCCCCCTGCTGGATTCGAACCAGCGCCACGCAGGGTAGAAACCTGCTGCTCTATCCCCTGAGCTAAGGAAGCTTGGTGGAGCTGCAGAGAATCGAACTCTGGTCCTAAAGCGTACCGTCGTGCGGTCTTACGCCCTAGTCGAAACCTATCCAGCCCCGTGCTGCACCTTGGAATCGAACCAAGCATGCCATAGGCCACGGATTTACAGTCCGCTTCCCCACCTTGGGGAATGTGCAGCGGGTCTTACTACTCTACTACTGGGGTAGGAAGAGCATCTAGCGCTTCCTGGTAAGTGATTAGAACGGCTTCAGTCTCAGCGATTTGTGCCACAGCTTCGGTGACACGTTTTTGACTAGCAAGTGCTTCAGCAGTCTTCAAATTAAGTTCCTGCTGATACCCCTGGTAAGCCAGTTGCTGAATAGTATTCTCTAGGATTGCTCGCTTCTGTTCATCAGGAATCAAAGCACTAAAATCCGTAGCCATATATTTCTCCTTAGTGTGTGTTGAGTAGTAGATATCCTAGCACGTTAATACCAGCGCTTATGCTGCCATTCTGACCAAGCGTTGCACGGCGTCCCGTAGCGACCTTTGATGTACTTGAGCCCCCATTTGATTTGCGTATAGGGGCTATTACGCCAGTCTGCTCCTACGGCAGACATTTTACTTCCAGGGAGAGCTTGCGGTATCCCATGCGCTCCCGAAGAGTTATGGGCGGAAACGTTCCACCCACTTTCATGGTTCCATAGCATGATTAAGCAGGAGTACTGCTCACCACACCAACCGTATTGTTTAGCCATGTATTGTCTTGCGACTTGTTTATTGAATTGTGGGGAGGCATACGGTAGCCGTTTATAAGACCTTGAAGCAACCACGCTGCCACAAAGTCTATGTTTTTCATTAGCGTTAGCCTGGTCCTGGGCCGTGGGTAGCGATACAAGCAAGCCTGTAAGAAGCGCCACAGCGGGAACCAGACGTTTGGTTCTGTCTAACATACTCTTTTATTTTACCATGTGTTTTTAATTAAACTTAAACTGAGCTACCGATTAAAAAAGACCTCAAAGAAGCAAGTGTTAAATCTACTCCACCCTCAACATCAATACCTTCACCATCCATAACAGCATTAGCTATTGAACTTTTCTGCTGTAAAGCCGCGTACTGTCGTATTTCAATAGAGCCTGATATTAAAAGGTCTTGGATGACGATGGTTTCCCATGTGCTGGATGCTCGTTTAATGCGTCCGTTTCTTTGCGTCGCTGCACCAGATGACCAAGGCAAATCATAATTAACCAACAAATTGGCGGCAGGCAAATCCACACCATAACCCCCAGCATCACTGCTGATAAGGACACGAATGCTAGGGTCTGTGTTAAGAGCAATTTTATTCTCCTCTTTTGTTTTAGCGTCTAACTTACCAGTATAAATTTTAGAACGTTCTTTTCCAATACGTTCTTGAATAATGTCTACCATATCTACATAAGAAGCAAAGATAACACACTTGTTATCGGTCCTTTGGTCTAAAAAGTTATTGACATATTCAATCAAAGTTTCAAGCTTAGGGCTAGAGGTAACTCCATCAAGAAAATTTTCTTCTACTAACTCATAAGCGTATTTTGAACCCTCGCCTGAGCCATTAATATATTTTTCTTTACTTACTCTAATAAGGTCTGGATGTGAGCAAAGCATTTTAAGTGCTTGTATCTTAGACATAATAGCTCCACGAACTTCATCAGCTAAAGGATTACTAGAACGTTCGTAACCGTAATGCGCAAACACATTAAACGATGAACCAAACATAGACTGAGCATTGTCTAAATCAAACAACAAATCTTTAGTAATTTTTGAATAAAGCTTTGCAGCTTTTCTATCAAAAGAAATAATTAAAGGTTCTTTATGAATAGAGTCAGGGAGATAAGGAGCTACATCCTCATCTTTTTGTGACTTACGTACCGAAGCTTCTTTCATTTTATTATGCAAAGTAGGAAGATTACGGTATCGGTCTACACCACCCCAAGTGTTTCTAACAATAAAAGATTGGTCAAAGATATCAAACCGACCCAACACTTTAGAATCAACAAATTGCATGATGCTGTATAACTCTTCTGGTTTACCATTTTCAATAGGAGTACCCGTAAGAGCAAACTTGTAGTTAGCGCCGCTTAACTTTTTTACATGACGAGAGCGCTTGGACTTAAAAGATTTAATAGCAGTAGCTTCATCTAGTACCACAAAAGACCTAGGAAGTTTTTTTACAATCTCCCAATCATTAACTACTTGTTCGTAGTTCATAATAATGTAATCAACGCCAGACATTTCCCAGTCCATAGCCTCAGCATATTGCGCTTTACGTTGCTTAGGCGTTCCATCAATTACTAACGGTCGTGATGAGCTATCAGTAAACTTAATAATAGAGTTAGCCCATTGATACTTTAAACTAGAAAGACAAATGACTAGACCTGGCCCTGCAATCTTACTCTCATCTTGCAAACGCTCTATAGCTGCAATAGTGAGAACAGTTTTTCCAAGGCCAAGGTCATAGGCAACTAACATTTTTTGTTGACTACACATGCGGTCAACAGCGTCTACTTGATAGGGAAGTAAAGTTCCCGTAAACATGTTAGCTAGGCATCTTAGTTAGCTGTAGGTCAACATCGTTATACTGTGAAGCCCAACCAAGATACTTCTTACCCCAATGCTTTTCAAACCATTCAATACGCACTTCACCAATAAAATCAGGTTGAGGTGAATCAGTACCAATGACTACACCCTTCTTGTCTGACTGCATCGCTACGTGCCCATACAAGCCACCATCCCAAAAATGAACGGCGCCAATGGCAGCCTTCTTTGGGTCAGTATGTCGATGCTCCTTGGGAACATGATTCCAAGCATCAATTGCTGACGCATACTTTACTGGCAAGCCCCAAGCGTCCTGGCACGTCTTGTGACAATGACCTAGAAATCCTGCCTTGTGATTCAAGCGCCATACATTCATATGTGAAAACGCTTGAGTTCCTGTAATTCGTGATGTTGCCATCTGTATCTCCTAGACTTTTTCTAAACCATATCTTATGGAATGTATAGCTGAGTCTACACCATAAAAAACTTCAGCTTTACTCATGGCTCCAATGTCTTTGGCATCGGTCTGTTTATAGTTAAAAAACCATGCTTCTATACCTGTTTTGTTGCATTGCAACAAAGCCTTATTTGATGCTTCAATACCAGCTTTATCGTTATCCAAAGCAAAAATAATTGTGTCAAATCTTTGTAAGTACTTCATCTGTAAGTCAGATATAACGGCGCCATATATAGCCAATCCACCTGGAAGGCACAGGGACTCAAGCCGAACCACATCTAATGGAGACTCAACAACAATCACAGTGTCGCCAATATATTTGTCATAACCAAACATAGATGTACTTTTCTTTACACCTGATGGGTAGTTCTTGAAAGACCTGGTTGCGTAACCCTTCTCTTGCCAACCCATTAACTTTCCAGTCTCTAGGTTCCGTTGAGGAATAATCCAACATTCAGTTCTGGTATCCCACAGTATCTCGTGTTTCCTAGCAGCATCAGGATGTAGACCTCTAGACTTCAAGGCGTCTATTGGTGGTTCAGTAAATGCTGATAAAGATGCTTCAGAGATGTACACTAAATCTTCAAATACTTGTTTTGGTTTAGATATAGCCCGCTCAAAACGTTCACTTAACTCTCCACCCTCAGACAACCACTCAATAGCATCTTCCCAATTTTCATACCCACGAAGTTTTGCAACTAGCGAAACAATGTTTCCACGAAAATCGCAAGAGAAACATATGTGCGCACCTGTGTCAGCATTGATGTACCAAGAAGGATTTCGGTCTTGCTTTCCTGTACGTTCAACATGTGCAGGACAAAACCCTTGAACTTCATCCCCACGAGAATTGACATGCTCAATACCTAAATCATCTAGTAAACGTTCCATCTCATCTACGGTCATACATCATCACCATTCATCTCACGAAAATCACCAGTAGCCCAATCCCAGTAAAGAGAAACATCCATAGGACTAGTATTACGACCAGCAAGAATTTTTAACAAACGTGTATCATCTACATTTTCATCTTCTTTTTGAAGACCAAAAGCAACATCAGCATCTTGACCAAATGAAGAAGAGTAACCGATAGAATCCAAAGTCACATTACCCTTATTAGTTTTCCAATTAAGTACTTGGGTAGAAATAACAATTGGAATTTGATAACGCTGAGCCAAACGCTTTAAATTACGAGTAATGTTAGTCAAAGCCAGAGAAGTATTATGCTCACCAGATTGTTCATCGGTCATCAGATACACACCATCAATAAACATAATGTCTGGTTGTAGTGCTTGAATCTTATTAGCAATTCCTGAAACAGTGTTGCTAGAAATAGCATCAGTCAACCAAAACTTATGTCGCATCTGCTTCATACTACGAAGCTTGGCCTGATACCTAGCCTCTTCTTCATTAGTCAAAGTTCCAGTAGTTAAACGATGATGAGAAATACGAGAGCGCATAGCGTCATAACGATTTAACTGCTCATTATTATTCATTTCAAAAGATTGAAACACTGGAACAGCACCATGAACATGCACATTATGAGCCCACTGCAAAAGCAAAGTTGATTTACCAGTCTTAGGCGGAGCAACCACAACAATTAACTGACCTGGTTGAAGACCACTAGTGACTTTATCAATAGATTCAAAACCAGTAGGAAGTCCACGTAAACCATTAGGAAGACGCTTACGCTCAAGATACTCATCCCAACGCTTTTCAGCATCCTCAGTAATATCAATATCACTTACGGGAGCAAGCCCATCTTCAGAAAGCTTAATAATGCCCTTTTGAAACTCCATGACAGCATTTTCATGGTCCTGCTTTAATTCAATTTGTTCAATAGCTACACGAAGAGAACTATTAATAATAGCTACACGACGAGACTCAATGACTTTATCAATCAAAAACTCAATTGTGTCTGGAATAATTTCAAACTTATATGTAGGAAAGTTTTCTAAAATTACAGATTCACTAGGGCACTCACCATAGTTAGTAAAGTGCCTATGTACAAACTTCCAAACTCTTTTATCTTCATCAATAGTAAACCAAGAATCATTAACATTACGATTGAACAAAGGAGATAAATCTCTATCATTTAATGCTCGGGATAGTAATCGGTTTTCATAATTCATATTTTCTCCTAAAAGTCCATTCCTAAACGACCATACATCAACTGATGCTCTGGGTCAATCACTCCAATAACCTCTGGCCTAAAAGCTAAATCTGCTGCCAGTTTTTTTGGTGACACATAGTAACTAAAATCCCTAAAAGGATTTACTCCAGCGCGTTCAATTTTATTAAATATTTCTTCTAACTCTGTTATTTTGTAGTCAAAAGAAACTAACTCTAACGTAACTTCAGCACGACTTGTGTACAAAAATAATTTGTTTAACAAAAATCTATCAAAATCAAGATGCTCAGAAGTACGACTAAAAAATTTAAACTTTTTATACGTCGTAGTCATTTTAATAAATAAAATGTCAGCGTTTACTAATACTCTTTTAGGAGCAGCATTACTTATATCCCCCTTATACATATTTAACAGACCTCAATTTCCCCAAATTTAATCATAAACTCTCGGAAAGCATCATTAGATTCCATAGCTTTATCGGCATCTGCATCCGTACAATTGGTAGAAATTCTTAAAGGATAAGACCCACCATTTTGTTTAACTTTAGAGTTTACAAACTTAATATGCATACAAGTTTTTTTTGCCACATACCCTGGACAATTACAAACAAACGATTTATCTTCTGTAATACTAACTTCATAAATACCTGGCCCAGGAGCGGCACTCTTACTTAAAAAAATTTGAATCAACTTAGGCTCTTGCATTGAAGTCTCCTTCATCGGCGTAGGTCTCCTCTAATAGATTCTAGTTCAATTGTGGCAAAAGCTTCATGTATAAACGAACCAGTTGCAGAACCATACTCTGCTTCCCAAGCCTTAACAGGAAGATTAGTAGTCACAATTGTAGGAAGACCAAGGTTAAACCGCGAGCGCAGAATGTCATGAAGCAAAGTGCTCTGCCACCCACTAGCTGACGTATGCTCCTTACCTACATCGTCAATAACAAGAACCCTAACATTGTAAGCATCATCATCACAGTCACCGTGAATACCAAGAAAGAGCCTCTCCTGGTCATCTGTATGGTTGTTGATAAGATTTCCTTTGAGAGCCACAATGTCGCTAAAAGTAATAAAATAACAAGGCTTAACAATTGACATTCCTTCCTTTACTACAAATGGCTCAAACGAAAAAGTACGAAGCATCTCTTGAATTATTGTCAACGCTAAAGCAGTCTTTCCCTGACCAGGTTTACCAACAAGCATTAACCCCTTACCACAAGATTTTGCACCATCAGCCCTAATAACCCTGCCCTCATGAACGGCACGAACCCATCCTTTACAAGCAGCCATATCATCTTCTGTAATATCTGTGCAATCAGAAAACTCCCAACCAATACGAGCCTTGGGAATATTAGCCAACCTAATCCATGTACTTCTACGTACTGGTAATTCACTTAGAGGAATCATTCTTCTCCTTAGAGGCATTTGCAATCCACTTGCTATACGGTCAATAGTTTCTTTAGTAAGGCCAGCCTGACGGTAATCCCGCTCAGCATCATCTTCCCACTCGCGCTTCATGTTACTCATACAACCACTCCTGTGACTTTTTGGCTTGAGATACAGCTTCTTCAAGTTCCTCATCAGACCTTAGCGTTGCTCTGGCCTTACCTGCAAACTCATCTGCTCGTTTAATAAACAATTTCCATAAGTGTTCACCACTATTATACTTTTCCCACTCAATAGCTTCACAAAATAAGTTAATCATTTCGTATTCAATTTCGCCATTAGTGTCAAGGCGCTTACGCATACCACCGATAGCCTTAATAAAATCCGTAGCCTTAACTGTCCAAGGTGGAATGTTCCAATGAAACTCTACGCGGTAAGCAAACTCATAAGCCACGTCACTACAAGTCCACAAATGTTTTGGCATGCTATCCCGATGGATAATACCTTTCTTTTGCTTATCTACATTTTGAGCCGCATAACGTTCCTTGGCTTTCTTTAGTGTGTTTTCTCGCTCACCACGGTCATCATCTGTAACAGTGCTCTGAAAAAACTCGTAAGGCATTTCAGTCTCCTTTTCTTTTAAATCTAAAAATACATTCTGGTAGTCAGGTTTTCCATCTTCGGAGTATTCTTTACTTTCTAGCTTTAAAGTATTATAGCCATTTAGCTTATTCTGCTTAAAAAGAAGGTCGGATAATCCGACTCCCGAGCCAGCTACTATAGTCAGATTTTCAGGAATCGGAAAACCAGACCCCACAAGATAAAGAATAGCGCTCTCCGTAATAGTGCATTCAGTACGCAAATCGCTACCGATACGAATTTTTTTACGGCTAACATAACCTAACAACTCTAGTTCCTTTAAGGTAGACAAGTACATATGCCTTCCTCCGTCCCTAAAATGGCCCTGTACGGCTTCTACAGTAGGTTTAATACCTAGATACACGCAAGCTACTAAAACCCCAGTAGCTCTTGCTGAGGTCACTTTGTGAGGCCTTTTTGTAACTTCTTAATAAAAGCTTCAGCAAAAATACCAGCCACAACACCAGCCACAACATTAATAGCTTCATACAATGGGTCTTCATAGACTTCTTCTTCGTCTTCTACAAGGTCTTGCGAAGTCTCTATGTCCGTTTCTTGTTCCCGATTATCTAACTCAACTTCACTTAATTGCTCTGATTTAGGTATCTCTATAGGCTCGGATTTAGTGGTATTTCCAATAATTTTTATTTCGCACAGGCCATTGGTCAAATCAAGTGCTGGAAAACCGTACTCTGTTAATATTTCTACAGCTTTTAGGCATGCTTGGTCTTCATCATTCCAAAGAACAAAGCCAATTAAATTTTTTTCAAGTTGACAAACATCAACAATCGGTGAAATCGTTTGTTCACGAGGTACAGTAGTAGGTATTCCCATCATTATTGACCCACGAGTCATCTGCGCAAAAACAGATTTGCCTTTATCCACAGCATATTGGGCGGCCCATATTTGACCCTGAGAAGCTTCTCCATCTATAGCTAAATACACTATAAGTTCTGGGTTAGCGTAAAGATAATCATCCAATAGGGCTTCAACATTAGCCCTACTAGTTGTTCCACTACCTGTAATTAAAATTGAATCAATCACAATGTCTCCTTAGACGTTAGGAGACCAACTATACACAAGAACTAGGTAGCATCAAATTCAGGGTAAGCGTAAACCAAATCCACGCTGCTTAATGCCCCATTACAAAGATAAGCTGTACCATTACCTGTAAAAGCATAGGTAACAGTAGTTGACCAAGGCCATGCGTCATTTAAAATAGTAAAAGAAGTAGGGCTAACAATTGAATGTATAACTGCGTTACAAAAATTGGCTGTTAATGTAGATGCAGAACCATCAGCAGTTGTAGAAAAACCTGTAATATTTACTTGGGCGCCTGGAAAAAAATTATGTTCTTCTCTAGTAGTATACGTAATAAGCATCTTAAATGCGCTAGCACTTGTTCCGTAGTATTGGGAAGACGCTGAGGGAACTGCAGCTGTACAATATGCAGCAGCGGCTGCTGAACTAATTTTTTTAACATTAGGCATAATAAATCATATCCGATGCTCTAGTATCAATAAACGCTTGCCCTGTAAGACGATTGTTATACAAGTAACTTTGCGAACCATTTTCTGAACTTTCCCACATAGAATCTCTAGTAGTTTCATGGCTATATCCATCAAAACCTCCGTCAAAATAAGAATTAACAGTAAGAGATTTTTCAATTAATACTGAATCTAAATACATAGTTGTATCAGATGCTCCAGTGAGTGAAGACTTATAAATAATCATGGTTGCATAAACTGCTCCAGCTGGAGCTTTAGCGTCATTACCATCAACAGCTTGTGAAAGAGAAACTCTAGTCCATTCGTTTGCGGCAACTGTAGTATTTGTTCCATTAATTGTAGAACCTATTTTTGTACCCGTATTATCATACCAGTCAACAAATACTTGAAAACTTCCCGCTTCAGTAGATTTAACATATGCACTAAACGCGTAGTAGTTACTTGCTGATACTATTACATCAGTTCCATTTACGTTAATAGTTTTATTACTTGCGCTTGCTCCATTTACCATAATTGCAGGTATGGAACCTGTAGAACCACTTTGATAATACATACCTGCGGTGTAGGCCGCCGTATTTGCGGCGATAGTTATTTTTCCACATTGGCTTGAAGTGTAATATGTAGAGTTATCTGTGGTAACAACTCCACTTGAAACAGGAGCTTTGAGCCAACCAGAAACAGATGATTCAAAATTTGGGTTGGGGCAAAGATTTATTCGGTTAGCTTTAACTTCTAAGCGGTTAACTCTAGCGTCTTCAAATACAGTAGTTCTTGTGGTAGTTGTTGGAAGCACAATTACGGAACTGCTACTCACCGCCCCTGTTCCGTTAGCGTTATTTGTTACATCAATATATGTTGCATTTGCATTAGAAATAACATATGAGCCAGTATATGTTCCAGTACCAGTAGCCCTTGAAATGCTATACACTGTTGCTGTTTGTCCTATAAGGCCTGGTTGTATTGGGGTACCTGGGTTATTACATGTGTATCTTACTGTCGTACCGTTTCCAGTAGCGGCTGTAACTGGATAGGTAGCTGTGTAAGGAACATCCACAGCTGGAAGTGATGCACAATAACCCGTAACCGCCGTCGCAGTTACGCTTCCACTACCTAATGAGTAGTTAAATGTATACAACTTTTTCTTAGAGTTTTGGCTAACCGAAGTAATTGTTGCAGGAGTACCTGTTGGAGTATTAAATCTGTTTGAAGTAGTATCAGAAGTATACACCGCTACTTTTTGTCCGCTTAAAAAGTTATGTGGAGTTTTTGTAGTGATAGTTACAGTTCCGCTTGTTTTAGAAGCTTTAATGATAGCTGTTGGGGCAATTAACATTGCGGCATCAGCAAAATAACCACCACTATTTCCAGTAGTTACGTTAGTTAAAGAAAATACAGGTTGAACAAAAGCAGCATTTGACGGGCTTACATCACACACAAAAGTTGGATACCAAGTGTTTTTAAAATTGTAATTAGTGACTGGAGTAGTATTAGTGGGCGCATTTGTAGTTGCGCTACTCGTACTAATTATATTTCCTGAACTGTCGTACCATTGAAGTTTAGCCGCGGTATCAACTGTGTTATTACCGTTTGCATTAAAATGAATAACAAATCCATATGGAGTGTTAGGGCTAACAGGGTAGGAGTCAACTACAGAATCAGATAGTAAATTAGTTGAACCTCCCTCAATTTTTAATGTTGATTTAAATGCTGTGCTAGTTGGCCGTGTAAAATATAAAGTTGTTCCACTAGGAAGACTTGAGGTTAAAGAGTTAGATAAAGTTAATACTTTTGATGTTATGTCAGTTATGTATGTATTTACAGGTATAGATACATGCCCAGTAACAAAATCTCCTACATTAGCTACAAATGGGCGAAGGGGAGTGGATGTACCTCCACCAATTTTATTTAAACCAGCAGAATAAGCTTGAGTAGTAATTGATTTACGCACACCTGAATAAAAAGTTACAGTAGAACTTTCAGCTGAAGGTGTAATTTTCATCATTGGAGAAGTCAAATTATTAGCTACAGCAATTTTTGAAATGTTAGCGGTTGGGTCCGCGCTAGTATTACTTAGTGGTACAGAAGGGGCAGTACTTACTGTAAAAGTTGTTGGGCTATTTATTTTTGTTACTACAGTGTTAGTTACAAATTTTCCAGGACCAGAAACAACAATAACTTTTGCTCCTTGAATTAATTTGGATGTATCATCACACGTAATAAGTGTTCCATTACCTGCGCAATTTGTTAAAAGCAAGCTAAAACGAGTTCCTTGGTCATTGTCGTATGCATAATAAGGGTCTAATACACTGTTGTAAGGCTCAACATTATTTGTTGTATACATATAAACCCCACCAGTAGCAGTGCCTATTTCTAAAACACCAAAAATACCACCAGCGCCATTATTATTACTTGGGCCAAAGGAGTATGCATAACCCAAAGCTGCAGAAAGATAAGCAGCAGAATTAGAAGCTGCTGGGTCTGGATACCACATACCAGTGCTTTCTACAAAAGAAGAAGTATTGTAATCAAACAATAAATTTTTAGGCTTAATTACATTTATTGGATATCCACTATAAGCTTCAAGATAATTAGAAACACCAACTGAAGAACCGTTAAGTTTAAATATTTTAATAATATTTTTTGCAAGGACTCTAGCTTGAGCAAGGTTACTTGTTCCAAAATATTGAGCACCCAGTTGACTAAGAGTTTTGTTTAAAAGCAATTCATCAGCATTTTCAATATCAGTAGCTGTAAATATTGTTTTATTTTTTTGAGTATACAAATCTAATTGAAATGCAAACAAACTAATAAAGTCATCTAAGTCTTGGTTAAAATCTCCATTTAAAGTTTTTGTGTAAAAGTTTGGAAGATGGTCAAAAATAATATCTTTTGTTCCTTTAACAAGAACAACACCATTAGCGTCAGTAACTCTTGACGTATGCACTACGTCTACAGAAACCTCACCAAGTTTTTTCCACTTTAGATATTTATAGTTGTATGTATCTGGTGTGGCAGCCACTCCATTATTAGTATTGTAGTAAGAAACAAATAATGAGTAATAGTATTTAGAAGAATTTAAATTAGCACCAACTTCTCCATAACCAATATTTGTTTCAGACGCCAAACTAGAACCATTATCATAAATATGATAAAGATTTTTTACACCAAGTTGTGTCGATGGTGTATCCGCATTAGGAAAAGAACTTTGAGGGATTTTAATTTTATCGTTTAACCCAAAATTAGAACCAGAAGTATTAACAGTAAAACTACCAATAGTAGCGTTATTTAATGTTATTCCTTGCCCCTTTGGTAAATTTTTTCCATCTGTAGAAACCATTTGAATAGGGTAAGTAATAGTTCCTGAGGCACATGTTGCCGTTGCTGAAATACCAGCCCAATCAACAGTAAAACCTGTTGCGGCGCCATTAGTTACAGTAGATACTGTAAAAATTACATCATTAGTAGAGGTACTATAAACTTGAATGCCATCACTCGGTGATTGAGGATATCCAGTAGTACTTCTTACTACATACAAGTTAAGCCAATTAAGAGTTGCGGGAAGCTCTGGCCAACTAATATGAGTAACACCATAATTTGTTGGGTTAGCTGTAAGTTTTACTTTGTCTACAGCATCTACAACATGTAGGTTAGCCATTAAGCCGCACCACCAGTAGTAGTAATAGTAAAGTAGTTTGCATTATACATTGGAATTTCGTTAATTCCGCAAGTTAAATCTCTAGAGCCAGAAGCTGTACCTGCGTTACCAGCAACTGTAATAACATCATTTGCAGCAAATGTACAAGTTCCACTTAATGTTACGGTATTAGTTGAAAGTACACCGTTCCATGTAACGTTAGTTACTGTTTTTCCAACAGCCGCATTAGTTGTATCTCCGTTAACCGCAGTAATTTTTGCGTTGTTCATAATTCCACAGGTTTCAGCAGTAATAACAACAGAAGTACTTGCAGAGGTAGATGCGGATACTGTTCCTGTTTGAGAATACAATCCACTAGTTTGATTCACATTTACAGGAAGCTTTTCGTAATCATTAATAGTTACGTAAGATACACCCTCAACATTTCTAATGGCTGAATAAACATCTCCTTCAGAAATAAAATCATTAAACGTTACGTTATCAAAATTAAATAAAGTTGCTAATGCACTCTGCACAGATAATTTAACATTATCCGCACTATATTGAGGTAGTACAGCAACTACGGCATTAAGATATGGGTAAACTGACACAGCATCATATAAATTTAAAGACGTACCAGGAGGCGTTTTCCCTGTAAAATATGTAGACACTTTATTTTTAACTGTAGTAGAAGTGTTTCCCCCACCAGAAGCTGCAAGATACAATGCAATTGACGCAAACGATGTTGCAATAGCTTTTGCTTTAGCTACCCCATCTACACCTAATGCTAAATTAGCGTAGTCATCTGCTGAAACGGCCCTATTTAAAGAACGCAATTGTTTAGGTGCGTTTATACGAATAGAGTCAGTTGATTCTGTATCCGAACCTCCAGTAATTGCTGAAGTGTTAGTTACTTTTACTAAAGACGTAGTTAAACCCGCCGTATCTATAACAGTTATTGTACCGCTTCCAACATTACCAAAAGACGCAGCTGTTTCTGTATAACGATAAACTGCATAAATAATTTGTCCATTTGGAGGTACTCGTCCTGATATCCCGTCTCCAAAATTAATGTAAGTTATTCCATTAGCATTGGTGTACACAGAATACACTGGGTCATCTGAACCATAATCAATTAATGACGATACTAAACTATATGTAAGACTACCTACCGTAATAGATAGTTTTGAGTCAATAAACACTCCAGCATCTGGAAGTGCAAACGTTTGATTAGAAGTACCATCTGAAATACCAATAGCAGTTGAATCAGATACTTTACCTTGTGTCACAGTTACAAAAGCGCTTCCATTGGTTGCGCCTACTGTAACATCAGAATCAGTAGTAAAATCAATAGCTGGAGTATTTCCATCAGAAGTAGTGCTAACAGATGTACCCTTAGGAACAGTTACTGGGTTTGCGCTAGTGTTTGTAATTTTCACGCTTCCTGTAGCAGCTATAAGGCCATTTGGTGCGTACCCAAGAATAGATGCTAAACGTAAAACAGTTTCCCGTTGAGTAGCTGTATCAATAAATGATTCATTAGCTGCACGGTCAATCTGATAATTTAACAAATCTCCAAGATATGAAAATAGTTCAATTAAAACAATACCAAAATCACTAGAGTCACGAGAAGTCCATTGAGGTGCAAAATTACTAATTAGCGCAATAAGGTCATCTCGGATAGACTTATAATCGCGTGAAGTGTAATCCATTTGTGGAATATACATATTGTCAGCCATTACATACCTTCAATCTTTTCGCCAGCTAAGGAAAGTGACGATGTATCTATTTTAACAGAATCTTGCTTACCTGAAGGTAAGGAGTAATTAACATTAATTACTAAATATCCACCAGTAACATCATATGAAGGTTGTACATCATTTAGTTCTAGCTCAGGTAACCAAGATATAAATAATTCATTAATGGCTCTAATAGCTTCTTCAATAATAGATTGAGAAGGCTCAAAGAGTAAAGAACTTAAATCAATACCGTAATCAGAATACCAAATTCTTTCCAATGCTCCAGTAGAAACTAAAGATAATATTTTATTTTTCCACATTTTTGTATTAGTTTCCGTAATAGTGCTTACTCTACCTTGCTGGTTAAAGGAAAAAGGGTAATCAATCATGTAGCTATTATTAGCTTGTGTGTAGTTAGCCATTAAAAAGCTCCTAGCCATAGTGGGAAATTAGGGTCTCCGCCTTCGAACATTACCCAGACACCTGTTCCAATAGCGCCAGCTACTGTGGAGTTGATAGGCCACGCCCAACCTGTAACGGCGTTCCCTAAAATTTGAGGAACACGCATTTTAATTCTATTTTGATTCTTAGGGTCATTAGTATCTGATACAACCCCACGGTAGATACCAAAAAATCTTTTATCTTGAATGTCCCCAGTAAAAACATCACTATACATCTAGGACTCCCATAGCTTTAAGTCTATTTTGTACAGCAAGTGTTTTAGCAGTAACTGTATGATTTACTGTAGTAGCTGAGTGGGGTAAATCATTAACCCAAGTAGATGCAGTATTGCGAGCACTTTCCATAAGCTTAGGTCGTTTTGTAATTTTACTAAATCCAGGATTATTATATTTACTAGACCCTTTTTTTAAAGATGACTTTTTAGATGTTGCTTTATTTTTTGTTCCAGAAACAAGTTTTCTTACTTTAATTGGATTAGGCGCAACCACAAAATTTTGACTTAAAGGATTTGCTGAACCTAATGAATCAGAACCAACTAATAGTTTTGTTGTGTACTTAAAAGTATTTTGCGACGTTTCAACCACATGATGCTGTGCAGCAATAACCACCCAGTACCCAGAATAATCTGGTCCTAAACCAGTTAAATACACAGGTTGGTCTGGGCTGATATTTGGGGTACCTATAACTTCAATCTGAGCACGGTAAGAAAGTCTATTACGGGCATCAGCAGCTTTGGCCTCATACTCTACTTCTTTTGCTGATGGTGCTACCACGTCTGTTTTGTAGTTATCAAAAAATTCTGTAGTAGCTTGAGTGTTAATAGTAGTTGGTCTAACTTGATTAGTCATTACAGTAGATTTAGCTGTCCGTGGGTCAACTCCACCAATTTGAACAGCAGACTTTTGGGCGTCAAAATATTTAATACTCTCACCAATAATTAAATTAAACGAATAAATAGTGTGCCCTTTAGGGTCACCAGATTCACGCATAACAAAATTTTGGCATGTATCTTTGTAATTATGAAAATCAGTAATTAATTTTTTAAAATGGATTGTAGTATTCTCTACCCTAAATGTGTATCCACACTGTTGAGCTAAACGAGAAACAAATTGAAAATCACTGATACCTGGCTGAATAATTTGAGAATAAATACGCGGATGGGCCTCAAAATCAATAGCAAAATTATGTTCAGTGGCTATCTGCTGCACAACTTTATCCGCTGTTGTGTTTTCAAAAACTCTTTGCTTAGGTTGTTTCATTGTGTAAGACGCACCAATAATATCAATTTCTGTTTCTCTAGTCTTAGGAGTTACATGAGGGCGTATGCTATGCACGTACCCTACAAAGTTTTGTGTACCATCTACTCCACGAAGCAAACATTCAACAGGGTCTCCAGGTTTTATGTTAGAGTACTGAATATCCCAATCTCTAAGTTTTACTGTAGCAAATTCATGCGCGTATCTATCTTGATGCAAAACAAAAGACGTAATTCTTTTTGGTGGGTTTTGAGATGAAGGAAATTTTAAAGATACGTAATTAAACATTAGGTATCCTTAAAATAGTTCCAGGAATAATATTAAATAAATCTGTTACTTCAGGATTATATTCAGCAATAGTCCACCATAAAGCTGGGTTTTGAAAGTATTGTTGTGCCAACCCGTGAAGAGTTTCTCCAGACATGTATGTATGAGTTGTATATGTAATAGAATGCAAACTATCAAATGTGTATAAAACAATAGGTAAAACTGCACCGTTTTCTTTTTTAGTAAAATAGTCAACGGTGGAATCTACGTAGCGTGATTCATTATAAATAGGCATTACTTTGTCGCCAATCCAGCCGTAGCCATCAAGTTAAATTGAATAGACACTTCTGAAATCATTGGAACCATATTTTTAGAAAAAGAAATATGACTAATTGCCATGCTATTTACATACCCAAGATAGCTAAGAGGTCCAATGTCTACACGAAGAAGCGTAGGGCTCAAAAATCCAATGTCAGAACTCTTACGCCCTGTAGCTTGATTAACCCAGCCTGGACCATTAATAGCTTTATACAAGTATTCAATATCTGCAAGAGTTCCATATTTTTGTAAGTCTTTAACTTTTTTAGTAAACGTGTTATTAAAATTTGCGTCTAAACTATTAGTAGCAGAATAAAAAGAAGACTTTGCATAAAACTTTGCTAACAAATCATATGTAGTAACATCATTAGGATACTTTTGCGATACAGCATTTTTAGGTATTGATTTAATGCAAGCAAAATCGTTAGTTCTATCAATACGTAAAGTAAACGATAAGTACTCCCCACTAGGGAATGCCCCAGCAACAGATACAAATTTGTCTGCAAAAGATGGAGTTA